TAACAGGCTTTTTTTAAAACTCCCGATATCTTTGAAATTACATGGCGATGTAGAAGTCTGTGCGTCGTGACATAGAACAAAATGCATCGCCATGTAGTAAACCTATACATAAAAGGAGTACTTTCACAAGCACTCCTTTTCATATTATACAAAAACATTATGAATGCTTATTTGAACCTTGTAACCTATTGATAGCCAATACTATTATAAATAGTCTATCTTTATCGAGTAACAAAATGGTAACATAAAAGAGTTAAAGAAACTAAATCGCTTGTTTTACTCGCTACAAAGGTAACAAAATAAACTTGAATGCCAAATATACTTTAACCTACTTTAACTTTGTAATCATTTGTACGCCTACTGCACACCAAGCGTATACCTAAAATCTGAATATCTTACAGATTAACGAATTACATATTTTTTCACATTTGGTGGTTTCAAAAAAAGCTTCTATCTTTGCATCGTCAATGTTACGGTTGACAGACCAAAGTAGTCCTCCTTTCAAGGCGCAAGCCTACAAGATATGAACCTCTGAGTCGTTGTCCGTAACCAACACTCGGGGGTTCTTTTTTATTCCCCTGAGTTTGAGACAAGACAAGATGGAAGACTATGGGCTAGATACCTTCCGATTCATCGAGTCTATAAATTGCAAGGAAGACCGCATGGCAAATCGTAGGAACTAATAGCAGAAGACGAGCGGAGGGGAATCTACTCCTTATGCTGCTTAGGTTAACTGATGTAGAATTATCAAGTGACCAGATGATGGGGGTTGACGGAACTCATCCATGAAATCTTAGGTTTTCTGATGCGTTCACATACGTGTGCGTTAAGGGGAACCTAGAATCCAAAGGAATCAAAAATCTATCCATTTAAATTTTAAATAATTATATTTGGATGATTAAGTAATTAGTAGGCAAATGTCGAACTAAAAATTATATAATATGGCAGTTGTAAATGTTGATTTGTCTGAGTATGATGCTATACGTAAGCGCAATTCAGAGTTAGAAGAGCAAGTAAAGGAACTCAAAAAATTGAATGAGTCCTTGAAAAGCGGTTCAAAGGTTATTCTTCGCAAGGAGATAGTTGTAGAACGTGAAGTTAAAACTCCTGATTATGACCTTATATCTGGGTTACCAACTTACAAGAACCGTATGTGTAGAAATGTAACGGAATCTTCTGAGTCCTATGTTAACTTCGAGGATGTCCGCTTTAAAGTCGAGCAGGCTATGCAAGATGAGATTAATCGTAGCATCCATGATAGAGACTGCGAAAGACAATCTTATATTGACGCAAAAAGTAAACTCGATAATGAGTATAACTTGAAGAAAGCTGACCTCGAAAAGGAGTACGAAATGAAGACAAGGGACTTGGAAGAGGAGTATCATAGCAAGGGGTGTGATTTCGAAACAGAAAAACTTCGCATTCTTAATCTGCTCCCTAAAATCAATAAACTGGCAACAGAGTTGCATGATGATTTAGTTAAGCGATTCTTTATGCCAAAGCATGCTGTAGAGTTAGCAGAAGCTATCATAAACACAACAATAAAGTAGGCTTATGGAGATAGAGTCAATCAGTTGTCTGGTCAGAACTGCTCGCAAGCAGCATGTATGTGAGTTGTGCCTCACCCTTATGAATAGGGGTGAGGAGTATGGGTATGAGGTCTTGAAGGTAGATGGCAAGATGGAAGCTCATAAGCGGCATCTAGAGTGTGATGAGTTGACCGCAAAGGATGAGTTCCAGACGGAAGACTACGGCTTGCGTTATACTTCCGAGACCTTCTATAGGGCGGTGTATGACTATATACACCTGCATCATAAAGGTGAGGATGATTGGGCTGGCTCTATGTTTAGCAGAGTGATTAAGATATTGAACGAAGTTAATAATTAAAATTTTGGCTTATGAAACTTGATATGTTGATTAGAAGTGCCTTGAGTGATGCTAAGTGGTTAATTGCTAAGGGTGGCACGGATAGGGCAGAAGTCCTGAATCGTGTGCTAGGTAAGATTGATAATGTCCTGAAAGAACTGGATGGGGTTGACCTCATTGACCTCAACAAGGTGTGGCATCAGGCGAAAGATGTTATGCCGCCAAGCATTTATGGTGGCAATCATGCAGACTTGCTGTGTGTGCATCAGTTCAAGCCTAATTCTCATCCTCATCTTACTCACGAAGAGAACTGCCCTGAGTTTGAGGAGTATCTTAAAGCGAGTCCGAATGACTGGTGGTGTAGAACTGGTGATTTGTTGAAGAAGGAACATCGTGAACTTTATTGGAGATAAATATATTAATTAAAATTTAAGATTATGAGTGAATTGTATTGGTTGGGTATTTTAGGCAACTTGCATGAACTTGGTATTGCTGTCGCTATTTTATCAGGGTTTTTATGTTTGTGTTTTTTCTTTTTTGTAATTATGGACAAGGAAGATGGTAAAGAAACTTTGCCTTTAACAAAAAAATGGTTTAATTATTCTATAACCGCTTTTGTGTTTGGGATATTTCTGTGTTTCTTTATTCCTTCACAAAAGAATCTACTTATCATCTATGGTGTAGGTGGCACTATTGATTATCTCAAAGAAAACAAGGATGCGAATAAGATTCCTGATAAGTGCATTAAGGCTCTTGACAAGTATCTTGATGATGCGTTGAAGGAAGATAAGGAGTAACTATGGTATCAGAATCAGCAATATATTATAGAACTCACCCAGCAGCTAGGGAGCGCAAGAAAAAATATGATACTCTCTTCGAGTCTTCTCCTGCTCAGAAGGCTAAGCGTAGGGAGTTGGCTCGTCATAACGCTGTTCACGATAAAAAATATGGGGCAGCTTCACGCAAGGGTATGGATGCTTCACATACCAAGGCAGGAATCAGGTATAAGCCATCATCGGTGAATCGTGGTTCCAAGACGGATATGGCTGGGGATAGAAGAGCGAGAGGTGGTCGCTGATAGTGAATAAAAAAAGAATAGGGAGTGCTCACGCATTCCCTATTTCGTTATCCTAACAATCTTAAAACCTATAAACCAAAAACCTATGAAAAAACAAACGTTCTTATTATGAATTACATTTTATCCTTCCTCTTCCGACATCTGTCTCAACTTCTCGGTGAGGGCATTGTGAACCTCACGCTTATCGTCAAGAGTGACGGTCTGTAGCTTAGGGCAGTTGAACTCTAGTATCTTGATGAATGATGCTACCTTATCCTTCGGCTCGCACTTATACCAAGCTGCCATGAAATCATCCCAAGCCTCTCTAGAAAAGTCGGCGCACAACTCACGAAACTCCTTGTTGATAGGAGACTCGTAACCTTTCTTCTTACCTCCAGTCTTTGCCCGACCTTTCTCGAACTGACCTTTTGTATTTCTATCTACTGCCATTGACTTAACTATTTTGGTGCAAAGATAGTAATTATTCGGCAAACGGAAACTTTATCCGTTAACTTACCGACCTAAATAAACGGATAAAATACGTTTCTCGAATGGTATCAGTATCTTTGTACCATTATTAATAATTAAAATTTCATATATATGATAGGTGCATTAATAGGTGCTGGGCTTGGGCTTGCAAGCAGTATTGCTGGCGGTATAGCTAACCGCAAGGCGAGAAAAAAGCAGGAGCAGATGATTGCCCAGCAACAGAGAGAAAATCAGGCATGGTATGATAGAAAGTATAATGAAGACCCTACCAAACGTGCCGATACCGTTAGGTTGCTCACTCAGATGCAGGAGCAAATCAAGAACAGAAACAAGGCAGCTAAGGGCAGACAAGCGGTAATGGGCGGTACGGAAGACTCCACTACTGCGGTGAAGGAGGCGAACAACAAGACTCTTGCTGATACTACCTCACAGATTGTGGCTGCAAATGATGCTAGAAAGGATAACATCGAACAGCAGTATATGAACAGAAAGAACCAGTTGCAGACTCAACAGATGGGTATTGAAGCTGAGAAGGCTGCTGATACTGCTAATGCGGTGGCTGGTGTGGCTGGTACTGCTGCCAATATCGCTACAGCTATTGATAGTGGTGCTGGTGGTGCGAAGAAGGCACCGAATATGAATGTGACTCAGGAGCAGTTGAATGGTATCGCTAAGGACTCAAATGATGTTCTTGGCTTGAAGGCTAAGGCTACGGCTCTTCCTTCTGAGGGTGACTTGAATAGCCTTGGGGCTAAACTTCAAAAGATTAAAGCATAGCCTATGAAAGTATCAGATATGTTACGAAACAACAATGGCTTGAAGACTACACAGAGTGTTCTCAACAAGCAGCAGAGTGGGGTGGATGCTGCACAGAAGGTGGAACAGACTCAGGCTCCAGTCTTCACCCAGCAGCAACTTGATGCGGCTGGCAAGAAGGTTGACCAGATGAATGCTGCTACTCCTCAGAATGAAACACCTACGATGAAGGCGGCTAGAGAGAAGACTATCGCTACTCAACAAGCCATCGCTAATGGGGTAGATGTAAATCAGAGTGCTCCTAATGATGAGGAGGATAAACCATCCGTACCCATCGTGAAGAAGGAGGAGTCGAAACCTCTGCCCAAGCAGCTATCTTATGCTGATATGTATAAGATACTGAATCCTGAACTGAATGAGACTGCCGAGCAGAGGGCGAACAGAGAGAAGAAAGAACGTGCAAAGGCTCGTATCGCTGCTACTGGTGATGGTCTTCGTGCGCTCGCCAATATCTTCTTTGCTACCAATGGTGCCAAGGTGGTACACAATCCTGAGTCGGATATGACTAAGGCGGTGAATAAACGCAAGGCTTATATGGATGCTCAGAGAGAGAAGAATCGGGCATCGTGGCTGGCTGGGTATCAGAGGGCACTCGCTCTTGATGAGGAAGCTAGGAAGAATAACCTGACTCTCGCTGAGCAGATGAGGTATCACGATATGCAGAACGACATCAACAAGGTGAAGAATGACCAAGGACAGCAGAGAATTGACCAAGGAAACAGAAGACTTGACTTGTCGAAGTTGAAATATACCAATGATGCAGAGTATAAAGATAATCAGTTGAAGATTAAGAAGATGCTTGCTGATGGTCAGATAAGCCATTGGGCTGCTCAGGATGCACTAGCTAGATTACGAGAAGGACGAATTGCAAATAAGGCTCAGAAATCTTCGGGCGGTAACAAAACTACTGCTGGATATTGGTATGAGTATTACGATATGATGGACACTCCTGAGGGGCAGAAGAAGATTAATGAACTTAAAAGAAAGTTGAGAATCAAGAATGTTACTCAGACTAACGTGAGATACATCATGGATAGATTGAAAGGTAGGCGAAGTTCTACTACTGGTGGTACGTCAACTAGGGGTGTAACATCATCGGGCGGTGTTAAGCATACAACACATAAGGCTGGCGGTTCTTCGGCTGGTGGCAAGAAGAAGACTGGCGTAAAATGGTAACAGAATTGGTAACAAGAATTTGGTAACAAACAAATATATATATCATGGCAGAAAGACCATTATACACTTTATACAAGAATCTGAAAGCACAGAACTATGATGTGCCTGATGATTACAATAAGTTTGAGAGTGCTCTGACAAGAGACGGAAAGGGCGGTGCGGATAACAGACACGCTATCTATGAGAACTTGAAGGCTCAGAACTTTGATGTTCCATCAACTTATGAGCGTTTTTACTCTGCACTTTTTGAACCTCGAAGCAGGACTTCATCAAGAGCAAAAGGCGGTAGTGTTCCTATGAGTGCTGCTGACCGTGCTCGTTTCTCTGCTGGGGCAGCAGCTATCTCGGCTAGTGCTCAGCAGACAATGAACAATGCTGGCAGATACAACAGACTGAAACAACGCAAGCAGAAACAGCAGAAGGATTTCGGTCGTGTGAACTTGGGTACACATCAGACTCCTTATGGTGGTGATGCAAACAATGTGGTGAAGGATGATTTCGCTTACAATCCTGAGACTGGCAAGACTGGCGCATACGTTACCTCGGACAATGAAAATGTTTATTCTCAGAATGATGCTGAGCAGAAACAAGCTATCCTTGACGAGCAGAATAACGCTTATCAGGCAGCGGTAGATACTGGCGAGATTCCATCTGCCTTTGATGTTCGTGACAAGAATGGTAACTATGACTTGCAGGAGAACATCGGCAAGAATGGAACCTACCTTACTGAGGAAGGTGCTCAAAAGCAGTTTGACAAGAAACTGGCTGATGCCTATGCCCGAAAGAAGGAGATTGAAGCTCTTATCGCTGAGGATAATCGCCAACACGGAAATCCTTTGCTCTCTTATGGTGCTAGTATCGGTGCAAGTAACGGAAGAACTGCCGAGCAGAGTGACTATAGAAACAAGTTGGCAACCTCTCTTTCTCTGGTTACTGAACAGATTGGTGCGCTTGAAGCGGTGAAACAATATCCTACAAGTAGCTGGGGTGAGGATGCCTTGAAGGCTCTTGACAATACTGTATTTACTGCCAAAACATGGGATTTCGGTCTGACTGACTTCGCTATCATGGGGCAGATGGAACGTATCAAGACAAAGATGGATAACAATATTCCTCTCTCTGGTTCTGATAAGATGCTCCTGAAGAGTAAACTGGGTGCGGATGCTGCTACGGCTCTCGAAGATGAGAAGATGGGTAACGTCTATCGCTGGACGAAGATTGCAGGGCAGTCTCTCCCATTTATGGCTGACTTCTTCCTGACTGGCGGTTATGGTGGTATTACCAAGGGCATCAGTCGTGGAGCCTTGAAATTTGCTGCTAAACGTGGCATGGGCAAGGTGGGTGCTGCCATCTTGAAAAATACTGGTATCGTGGCTGGCGATGTTATCGGCTCGTATGCGATGGCTGGAACAGAACAAGCGTTGAAGACTGGTGCTGACATCATGCAGCGACATCTTGGCAATCTGTATCAGGATGAGAAGGGTGATTATAAGTTTGGCACTTTCGATGAGAACGGAAATCTCCTGCATGAGGGTGGTGAGTCTATTGGTACTGCTCTCTATAAGGGTATGACCTCTGCTATGGTAGAGAACTATACTGAAAAACTCTTCGGTCACAACTATGGTATCAAGAAGGGTGCTGTCAACTTCATGGAGAAACATGGTATGAATGCTTCTGCTGAGTTCTTCAAGAATATCGGCAAGAGCGGATGGTATACCAATTCCAAGAAGTGGATGGAGAAATTCGGTATCAATGGTTTCGCTGAGGAAGTGATGGAGGAGGAGATTGGTATTCCTCTTCATGCTCTGCTGGATGGTGAAGGAAAGGTGAGTGACCTTCTTGATGCTAAGCAGCAACTCGACATTATCGGTGGTATGGCTATCTCTGTCGGTTCTATGTATGCTATGGGTGCTGGCTCCCGACCAGTAAAAGGTATCTACAATCGTGCTCAGTACTACCGATTCCGTAATAAGGTGAACGTGGCTGATAGTGATGCACAGAACCTTATGGGCGATAACTGGGCAGACATCAAGGATAAGATAGACAACGCAACCAACGAACAGATGGGTGGTGTGTTGGCAGACATTCTCCGTCAGAGAGATACCATGACCAAGGAGCAGATTAATGCTGCTGTTAACTATGGTGTCAACCTGATGAAGATGCGTGGCTACAATATTGCCAAGACTGCTGAAATGAATGCCAAGGAGATAACCAATGAGCCTACAACACCTGAGGAGCAGCATCAGACAGATATTGACAACGCTTATTCTGAGGGGCATGATGCTGATGATGCAGACAAGCATGATATTCAGATTCAGCAGGAAGACCAGATGAAGACTCTTGCAGCAGCCTTGGGTATCTCTGAGCAGCAGCTATCTGCCATGAGTGACGAGGAACTGGAATCCCTGACTGGGCAGGATGATAAACTTGACCAAGCTATCTATGACTACCAGTTGTCTTCTGCCCGATACCAAGGTGTGGTTGATGATGCACAAGACAAGGTTGACCTCGCTGCACATCAGGCAGAGCAGAGAGTTGATATGTACACAGACCAGAGTCGTGGCTCTGTCCGTAACGCTACTATCAAAGCATCAGGCGGCTTGGAAGACTATGGTGTGTACATTATTAGTGGTAATGTTGCTACTCATGATGATGGCTCCATTGATGTAAGTAATAGCGATGATATGATTCTCTATTATGACCCGACAACGAATAGCGTAGAACATGCTGATGCGTTGATGTTTGCTGAACTGGGTGAAGAACTCCCTGCTGATGATGTGAAGGCTCAGGCGGTAGCTGATGCAAAAGAGAATGCTATCAAGGAAGTGGCTGGCATTATTGATGGAACCGTTGAAGTTGGCTCCCAGTTCAATGTGACTGATACTGATGGTACAGAACATACCTATGAGGTGTTGGCTGACTATGGTGATGGTACTGCTGCTATCTCTATAGATGGTAACGTGGTAGAGAATCCTTATTCGTTTGCAGACTTGCAGCAGATGAAAGACTTGGAAGACCAGAAGAGACTGGAAGCTGCCAAGGCTGAGCGTGAACAGATGGAGAAGGAACGTGCTGCCCAGCAGACTCAGGAGACTCAACCTTCATTTGATTTCAATCAGATACTCAATGATAATGGTAATGTGGTGCTTGCTGATGTTCTCGGCAAGGATGGTAATACAAAATATCCAAACTCCCAGTTATTCCTCATCCGTGATTCAGGTGCCAAAGCTAAGGTGGTGGAGTTGAAGAGTGATGGCACTCTCGTTTCTCATGCGGTAAACAAGAAAGATGTGGCTACAATCTCTTCTATGTCACTTGACGAATACAAACAAGCTATGCCTGAATCCTCAATGATAGAGGATAATAGTGGAGAAGAATCTGATGAGGATTCTCAGCTTGCAAATCTCGGTTTGCCTAAAGGTAGCGAGATATGGATGAGTGGCGATGGTTTCGGAAGACCAAAGGAAAACACTCAATCAAAAGTTGTCGGTATTGATGAGCAGGGCAGTATCATCCTTGAAGATAAGGATGGCAAAAAGTGGTCTGCATCATTTGATTATATCAACAACCATCGTGAGCTTCCACCTTTGGATGAGAATACCAATATCGTTAATGAGGAGAATAATCAATCGGAATCAAATGCTGATGAGAATACTCCTGCTACTGAGCAGACTCCTGCCATGACTCTTGAAGATGGAACCATCGTGCCTATGCTGGAGGATGGCAATCCTGATTTCTCGAAGCTGACTGCCGCACAGACTGCTGAGTTGTATGATACTCAGTTCGGTGAGGATGCAGATAGTATCGTATCTGGATATGTGTCTGATGCAAAGAAGGCACTCGACAAGGCTAGCAATATGACCGTGAAGGGTAAGACTTTCGTGGAACAGAAGGCTGCTAAGGATGCCAAGGAGAAGGCTATTGCTGATGCTCAGGCGGCTTATGATTCAGCTATCGCTATCCGTGATGCCTATAATGAGCGACAACTTGCCAAGGTGGAAGATACTGCTGAGGGTAGAAAGGAACTCATTGAGAAGGCAAGAAGAAAGTTCGCTCGTTTGAAGAGTGCTGTGAAGGATGATGCTGAGGCTGTATCACAAATCTACCGAGATACCATCGGTTCTCTCCTTCATCGTCTGTATGATAGTACTGGCATTGATGTGACTGATACGATTCCGCTTACTGCTGAGGAGTATGTGGCTAGCAACCTCGGTGCTCACTCTCTTAACTATGAGGGTACAGAGACAAGCAAGGGTGTTAAGCAAGAGACTGGATTGAGCAGAGAAGACTTTGCCAAGACCCAGTTGCTCGCTGCTGATGGCAAGGGAACCACCATTGATGCGCTCGTTCACAGCTTGTGGGAGAATCGTCCATCCAACCTTGAATCACTAGACACTCAGGATATTCGCAACGCACTTATCGGTGTACTCAATAGCGGTTTCAAGGCATCGGAAGCGAGAAACTTTGTTGAAAATATTCGCATTGCTCAGGCAGAGAACATACTTGAAGAGCAGAAACGTGCTCAGGAGAATGCAGACTACGCTGAGCAGCACAAGGCTGAGCCAGAGGCCGAGTTGAAGGCGAAGTCGGATGAAAAGGCTGAGTTGAAGGCGAAGTCAGAGGAGAAGTTGGATAATGAATCTGATAATAAATCTAATGATTTGTCTAATGAATCGGATAATGAGAACATAAATGACAATATAAATGATAATATAAATACTCTTACTCCTGAACAGCAGAAAGCTAAGGAAGATGGCGAGAAGTTAGGTTTCCCTGCTGTTGACAAGGAAGGTGAACCTATCAATGAATATGTCGTAGAACTTGCAGAATGGGCAAAGGAACAAGGCTTAGAGATAGACCCTACATCTAAGTTAAATAGCTACGCTGATTTGTTCTTGATGTGCAAAGATGGCTTTGGTGTTAGCACTCTTGTTCCTGATGAGGGCGAGAATATTAATCAGGTAGTTTATTTCCCTGACAACGTGCAAGACTTTGACCAACTTTGGAAACTGCAAGAGGAGTTCAATGCAGGACGTGACCTTAAACACTCTTCTAATATAGATAGCGAAATCACAGAAGGTGCAACGTTCTATGATGCCGATACTGCTAGAGAGTTCAAAGAGTTTGTTGACAAGAAGGTTGAGGAACAGAATAAGGTGTTCGGTGAACAGAGACCTGAGGAAGACCTTCCTTTCTCTGCAAAGGAGAATGGCAAGCAGCAGACAACTGCTGAACGTGCTGCCGATGTAGATAAGAATAAGGTGGATGATATGAAGGTCGTTGACAATATCGTAGGGCAGAAGACTCGCAAGGCTTTCGAGAGATTGGCTAAGATGATGGGTGCTAACATTCAATGGCAGTACTCTGACAAGTTGGGCAACGGCTGGATTCAGGAAACCAAGGATGCTGATGGCAACTTGTATCGTACCATCTTCATCACTCTTGACTCTTCTATCACGGAAGGTGCTCAGTTTATCTTCGGTCACGAAATGACCCACCAAATCAAGAACCTGAACCCTGCTGCATACAATGAGTTGACTCAGCTTGTGCTTGATACCTATGGCTCTGATGCCTTCGACAAGGCGGTAGATGAGACCATGCAGAGATATTCTGATGCTGGATTCTCTGGACGTGCTAGAGATTACTATGCTGAGGAGGTTGTTGCTGATGCGGTAGGTGAAATGATTCGTGACCTCAACTTGGCTCACACTCTCGCTATGAAGATGTCTCATCCTCTGCTCGCTGCTATCCATGAGATATTGCAGAAGATTAAGTTGGCATTCTTTGGTACTGAGTATAGCGATGTGACCAAGAGCATCATCCGCTCTATCGAACAAGCCTATGTGAAGACTGCCAAGGGTGAGGTTACAAACTCTGAGACTGGCGAAGATGTTTCATACTCTCTCCGTCAAAAGCCTGAGCCTAAGAAGAAGGGCATTGGCTACAAGGTGTTCGTATTGAAGGATGGCAAACTCTATCCACCAATGGTAGCGAACCCTGATGGTGCTGCTACTCCAGTTGGTGTATGGCTCGATGCTGATGCTGCTCCTATTGCGGGAGAAAGCAAGACAGGCAGACCTCAGGTTAAGCAGGGCGGCAAGGGAACACAAGGCGGTAACGGTAAGTTAGCCTATAGACCAGGCTGGCATCTTGGTGTAGTGCCTTACGCTATCCAGTTCAACCGCAAGGATGCTGAGGGAAACAAGACTCTCTTCCCTAAGAACTTTGTCTTCGCTGAGGTGGAGTATGCTGCTGACGTAGATTATCAGGAGGAAGCTCGCCAAGAGGGTATCAATCCATCGGGCAAGTATCAGCATTCGTTGGCTGGCTTGAAACATCTGCCTACTGATGGATATTATATGTATCGTACCAACCCGAACCCTGAGACTGACCCTTGGGTGATTACTGGTGCGATGAAGGTGAACCGCATCTTGACTAGAGCAGAGCAAGCGGAACTTGTGAAGAATGCTGGTCGTGAACCTCAGCAGATTCAGGAGGGCGATATTGTTACTGATGATGTTGTGAACAGCATCAATCAGGAGATAGCTGATGCTCCTAAGTTCTCGTTGAAGGTGTATCATGGTAGCGGTGCTGACTTCACAGAGTTTGACTTCGACCACATGGGCGAGGGTGCTGGCTCCCAAGCATTTGGCTGGGGTGGTTATGTCACTTCATCTAAGAAGATTGGCAAGAGTTATGCTACTCTGATGGATAATGACCCTTCTAAAGCATATTATCGCATTCATCGTTCTAATGGTACAAGGTTCGCCAAGAAATATCCTACACTAGAGTCATTCCTGCATGGTGATAAGCAAATAGCCATGAATGACAAGTTTACAGAGCAGGAAAAGATAGACTTCTACAATGAAATGAAGAAGTTGGCTGAGCCATACCATAATCTCTATGAGGTGGATATACCTGAGGATAATGGCAGCAACTATCTGGATTGGGAGAAGACTTTGACAGAGAAACAAATAAATGCTATTCGTGATGCTTTGGCTAAAAATGGTGTTGATATTTCATCTTTTGAGAAGAGAGGATTCAAACTGGATTTACCTTTTAAAAATGTATATGCTGCGGTTCTTCCAACGATGATGCATTACAAGCCAAAGGATGTAAGTAAGTTCCTCTCTTCTCTTGGTTTTACTGGTATCAAATACCCTGCTGGAACCATCATGGGTGGTGCAGAGGAAGGAGATACAAACTATGTTATCTTCAAGCCTGAGGATATGAAAATCACAGAGCACACCAAGTTCTCCATCAAGACTTATCACGGCTCCCAAGCATCGTTTGACAAGTTCGACCACTCCTTCATGGGTAGTGGTGAGGGTGCTCAGGCTTATGGCTGGGGAACCTATGTAAGCGAGGTGGAAGGTATTGCCAAGGCTTATGCTAAGTCGAATGCTACAATACATAGTGACAATGGATATAAGGAAGCGTTATATAAGTATAGGGAAGCAGATTTCAATTATCACATTACTGAAACCAGTTACAAAAATGCGGTTAAAAACTTAAAAGAAAAAGAGCAATTAGCTCACCCTAAAATTAAGAATCTTGAAAAGGAATTAGAAGAAGCAAAATCTTCGGGTGATACTATAAGTATTGGTTTTCTTGAGACTGCTTTAAAAAACTGGAACGAAGTCTTGCAAACTGCTAGAAAAGAAGTTAGTAAATACGAAGACACAATTCTTCCTAATGATAAAGATGTGCTTGAAAAGGCAAAGAAACGCATGGAAGAATTGATGCCTGAGCGCAACCTTTACTCTGTAGATATTCCTGATGATACTGGTGAAAACTATATTGACTGGGATGAACCGTTGACAGATAAGCAAGTTGAAATGTGGAAAAATGCTGCTAATAGCTTAGCACCAAAGGATGATGATGGTGGTTGGAAAGAAAGAGTTGATTATTATGCTAGGAGATATGGCTATAATTTCAGAGGAGAAAAGGCTTATAAACTTTTGACTTCTGAACGTACACCAAAAGAGGTTTCTCTAGCATTGAAGAATGCTGGATTTGACGGTGTAAAGGTTATTGCAGAGCGCAATACTGGCGGCAACAAGGAAGGCAAGATGAACTATGTTATCTTTGATGAGAACAATGCTCAGATTACTAATCACACCAAGTTCTCTCTCCGTTTGAAGTCTGCTATTGAAGAAACTGAAACCAATCCATCTGACGCACAGAAAGAGAGCGGCAACTACAAGAAGGGACACATCAAGTTCGGTGGCTACGATTACACTATAGAGAATCCAAAGGGTTCAACTCGCTCAGGCAAGGATGCCGATGGTAAAGAATGGAAAGTTACCATGCACGATACCTATGGCTATATCCGTGGCAAGTTTGGCAAGGATGGTGACCATTTGGATATGTTCATTAATGACAAGGCAGACCTTGATAATTGGAATGGTGATGTGTTTGTCGTTGACCAAGTGAATCCTGATGGCTCGTTTGATGAGCATAAGGTAATGTATGGCTATGACTCCATGGATGATGCCAAAAAGGCTTATCTCGCCAACTATAGCAAGGGTTGGCAAGGTCTTGGAAATATTACTGGAGCAAGTAAGGATGAGTTCGACAAGTGGCTTGATACGAGCAAACGTAAGCTAAAGCCATTTGCAGACTATGCTAAAGTAAAGTTCTCGTTGAAGGATAATCAGGGAAATCCTCTGAATCAGGATGGTACTTTGAAGCTGGATAAGATTAAGTCCGTTGATGAGTTGACGGATGAAGACTTCACTAGTGCCTTTCGTAATGTAGAGCTTCCTGCTATACCAAAGAATGTGGATGCTGCAATAGGAGCAAACGGAAAGCCTATTGTTATTAAGAAGAATATTTTTGAGAAGAATTGGAATGCTCACAAGTTTACTCCTGCTGAAAGCAAAAAGGTATTGAATGATGCTTTATACAATACAGATTTGGTAGGGCATACACAGCCAACAAAGAAGCCTAACCATTGGGTTGCAATCAAGTTGGATGAAAAAAGTCCTATCACCGTGTTGGAAGTAAACGACAACAAGGATAATGTTGAAGTTGTTGGTTGGTATACACTTGATGAAAGAAATCTTGGGAGAATAAAAAGACAAGCTGAACGAAATGGCGGCGAACTCATTATGTTAACTCCTAAAGATGATAAGGTGGAAAGCCTTTCCACTCCTCCGCTCAGCTCTGCTGCAAAGATAGACAATTCTTTTGAAACTACCAAGGAAAATAGCGAAAAGTTTTCATTGAAGGATGAAAAAACTCTTGCAGGAGTGCATAACATATCAGAAGAGAAACTGTTGAAGGCTATCAAGCAGGGTGGTCTTGCCAATCCGTCTGTGGCAATCATTGACTCTAGTAGGCAAGACCATAAGGCGTATGGTGGCATTTCCTTGATTATGCCTTCCGATAAGATTGCTAAGAGAACTGGAAAGAATGCAGGTACTTGGCAAGGTGATGCTTATACTCCTACTTATCCAGAAGTGGAGAAGCAGATGAGCAATAAGGGGGCTGAAAAGTCTTCTTCGGATGTTCTTTCTGTGCCAAAAGAAATGCAGCATGAAGTAAGAAATGGTATCGACCGATGGTTGAACGGAGGCGATGCAAACTCTGGTTTGAAGTATCTCTTCCTTCATGAGAAGGGTGTGGTTCCTGAACCGAGGATGATTCATCCTAAGTTTAGCGATGAAGCATATAACGAGTTGAAGTTTATTACTGCTGGAAACTTCAATATCTATGGTATCGGCAAGGCTGATGCTCAGAAGGTCTTGGATATGTACATTGAGGCAAAGTTTGATGGCGATAAGGATTTGTATGAGGAGAAGACCAAGGCTTGGCTGGAAAGAAACAAGTCTATCGTTGATGCTGGTGCTAAGGGTGGAATGAGATATGCCATTGCCAAGGAGAATGTTGAACTATATGATGAATATGGTTTCAACTATAAGGGTGTGCAGACCTTCGTCCGTGATGTAGAGTATGACCATCGTAAGAGTGGCGTTGACACGAATGCTACGCTTAATGATGTGGAAGACTACATCAAGACCAATAACCTGACAGATGAGTTCAATACTTGGCTGGAAGGTAAGGAAAAGGAATATGGCATTAAGGAGGTAATCTTTGATGGCTTTACTCCTAGTGGCAATCGTAGATATGTGCCAAACACCTTGGAGAATGTTTCCAAGATTATGAAAAAGCAAGGGCGAAATGGCGCAACTGGTGCGGCTGTATCTTTCCAGAACTTTGCTGCAAGACTGATGCCTTCTTATGGAACATTGAAGGATATTCGCTCCAAGAAAGGTTTGTTGACTTCTGACCGAGAGAAATTTGATAAATTCAGAGATAAGTGGTCTAATGTTTTCTTTGAACTTGGTAATAAATGCCAACCAGATTCCACAAGTGCTTTTGATAGTTATGGCATGGAAAGACTCTCTGAGGCTGCAATGACCAGCGACCCACAAGCATATTTGAAGAAGGAGTATAACGTGGACTTCTCTGATGCGGACACTAAACGTTTGAAGGAAATGATTAAGGCTATCAAGGAAGAGCATCCTGCCATGTACTTTGAGACTAAGTTTGAACGTCCAGTTAGATTTGATGAGTTCTCTGCTGCTGTTGTTCCTACTACTACCAAGAAAGAGGTGAAGGAGGCATTGAAGAATGCTGGTGTATCAATCTTTGAGTATGACGAAAAGAGCGATGCAGACCGCAAGCGTGCCTTCAATGAAGCTATCAATAGCAGCGACAATATCCGATTCTCTCTGAAAGCAGAGAAGGAGAAGATTGTGGCTGATGCCAAGGCAAACGGAACCTATATGACTGCTCCTAATGGTGAGAAGACCAAACTGGATGCAGAACAATGGGCAACCGTCCGTACTACCAACTTCAAGAACTGGTTCGGTGATTGGGAGAATGACCCTGAGAATGCTTCCAAGGTGGTGGATGAGAATGGCGAACCTATGGTGGTTTGGCATGGCAGAAGTGCCGAGTTCAACACCTTTGAGAAGAAGGAGGGTGTCCGCTTTATTATGGGGCTTGAAGACAAGGTGAAGGCTGAGGGATTCTTCTTCTCTCCTGATAAGGGCTTAGCTGAGGAATTTGCATCCAATTCGTCTAGACATCGTGGCGGCAAGGCTAATGTGGTTCCTTGCTTCCTGAATATCCGAAGACCGATGGATTTGACTGGCGAAGACTATGATAGAATCTACGAAGATGTGACTGGCTGGGAGTACATGGTGGGAATGGACACTCAGGACAATCTTTGGGGTATCATGGATGAAGAGGGCATGGCTGACAAGATTAAGGAGAAAGGCTATGATGGAGCCATCTTTGTTGAAGAGGTGGATGATAGCTATGAGCCTACCAAGATTTCCTATTGTGCTCTGGATGCCAACCAAATCAAGTCTGCCGAGAATAACAATGGTGATTTCTCTGCCGACAACAATGATATTCGTTTCTCTCTGAAATCTATGATGGCGAAGCCTGAGGGATGGAAACAAGCCAACAAGAAGGCTATACATATTGCAGAAGCTATAGAGCGTGACCCTAAGTTCTCCTTGAAGAACCTTGATGGCACTCTCATTAAGGCTGGAACCTACTTTAGTGGTGGCGGTCTTGTTGAGGAAGGCTTGAAGGGTATCATCGACCCAGTTTTGGCAGTTGAGTATGATGAGAAAATAAGCGGTGTATATCGCAACAACTTCGGGCAGCACATCGTTACTGCTGATGTTCGTGATGTTGACCCTAAGGAGTTGGTGAAGCAGATTGATGGCGAGGTGGAGTACTTCCATGCCAGCCCAGTCTGCAAGAACTACTCTCAGGCGAAGAGTAACCATGCTGAGGTGGAACTTGACAAGGAGACTGCTGCTAGTACTGCCGAGTTCATCAATGCTGTGAAACCAAAGGTGGTGACCATTGAGAATGTGAAGGGGTATAAGGATTCGGAAGCGATGAAGACTATCACGGATGCGCTTGATGCCAACGGCTATACATGGGATGCAGATGTGTATAACGCTGCTGACTATGGTGGCTACACCAACCGAGAGAGATTGATTGTCCGTGCGGTTCGTGATGGCAAACTCCCTGAAAAGCCAAAGAAGATGGCACGCAAGAGCGGATGGTATGAAGCTGTGGCTGATATTATCCCGACCCTGACCGAGAAGAAGAATGGTGTGGCTCCTTGGATGGATATTCGCTTGAAGGCTGATGGCATTGACTGGAGAAACATTGACAAGCCATTATACGTGATGGGTAGTGCTTATGCTGACGGAAAGATTCCTCACGCTTTCGCTGACGAACTCCTGCCAACACTCAGAACCAAGAGTGGTGACGTGATTGTGATGCCTGATGGTAAGGTATATCGTGCCATGGGCAGAGTGCTCGCAAGAGTATCTGGAGTGAGCGATGATTACAAGATGCCATTCTCAGAGAGTTTGAGTCATACCATTATCGGCAACGGAATCCCTACCCAGTTGACCGAGCATGTGATTGCTCCTCTGCTTACTGGCTCTGACCCTAAGTTTAGCATCCGTACCTATCATGGTACTGGTGCTAGCTTTGACAAGTTCGATTTGTCTCATGCTTTTGAGGGTGAGGGAAGTGAGACTTTTGGGCATGGTGTTTATGTTACAAACTCTAAGAAAATAGGTGATAATTACGCACAACGTGCAAAAGATAAAAAAGGAAAGTTTGGCTTTGATTATAAGATTGATATGTCTGCTGATGCTGGACAAATGCTTAGCCATTATATCAATAAAAACCAAGATGTAGATAAGGGCTTAGAAAACGCTAGACAAGATTTGAAGTCTGCTTTGGAAATGTTCCCTGATGATGAGACGTTGAAAGAGTTGTCTGCTATTTTACAAAAGAATAATAATGAGATAGCTGAGTCTAGCAATGAAGCTTATCGTTATGATGTTGATATACCTGACGATAATGGTGAAAACTACCTTGGATGGAATGAGTCTCAAAACTTCTCATTGGAAAAATGGTACAGACTTTGGGAAATTACCCATCATGGTTTTAGTGATAACGAGTATTTCAAAGATGGTGGAGCGAGATATGATAAAGATAGGATTGAGCGTATCATCCAAATGAAATTGGAATCGCCTGAAAATGGCATGCAGAAACTTCCTACATTGAAAGGTGAAGAACTTTATCATGCTTTGGAAGATTTCTTTGACCGTGAAAGACCTTTGCGTGGTGCAAAATTAGCATCAAGGGCTTTGAGCGAAATAGGCTTTGTCGGAATCAAGTACCCTGCTGGCATGATTCATGGCGGTGCTGAGGAAGCCGATTACAACTACGTGATATTCGATGAGAACAATGCCAATATCGTGGGTAATACCCGATTCTCCTTGCGCTATGACCAGTTTGAGCACGACCTGAACCAGTGGAAGAAGGATAACAACCTGCCAAAGGATGCACAGAGGCCAACCATCCCACAACGCAACGCTGGTGAGAGTGCCGTTGACTTCCTGAGGAGAGTGGACGAGTACCGCAAACAGATGGCTCTGTGGAAGACCGCTCCAACCTACGAGCAGCATCTTCTGAGTGATGATACTGCCCTTGGAGAGTTCAACCGAGAGTTGCAGCGTGGTTCTGTTCTGAAACGTATCGCCTTCCAAGACAGTATGCTGGCTATCCGCAAGGCTCAGGAAGCTATCATGAAGGAAGTGGGTGTTGACCGTCTGAATATGGCTGAGGATGCCTATACTGCCGAGAACAGAAGTCACGGCAAGGGAAAGAACGAGTTTGAGGAGTACAACAATGAGTTCTTGCAGCCATTGAGAAAGGCTTATCATCAGATGAAGAAAATACTGGGTGATAGCTATGATAATGTCCGTATCTACATGATGGCTAAGCATGGCTTGGAGCGTGATGCTCAGATGGCTTTCAAAAAGTCTTTGGAAGCTGACTATGAGGACGTGGCTCAGAGGAGTGCAGCATACAAGGCTTACAAGGGCGATATGAACCGTATCATTAATGATAGCGACCTAGAGTTTGGCAGAGTAGACTTCACTACTTGGAGACAGAGAGACAATGCACTAAGGGCGAAATATTCTCCATCTTATATGAACTATCGCTACGACAAGAATGGTATTTCCTACGATTACTCAGGTTTGTCTGCTCTCTTTGACGGCTCAGACTTTGAGGAAGCTGCCTACAAACTGGTAAAGGATATTGAGGATAAGTATGTAACCGAGACTCACAACCTCTGGGATACAACGAATGCGGCTACCAAGAAGATTCTCCGTGATGGCTACAAGGCTGGCATGATGAGCAAAGATACTTATCAGTATGTGCGTGATATGTATAGCCATTATATTCCTCTCCGTGGCTGGGATGGCACTACTGCCGACCAAGTATGGGACTATATCGGTGGCGGCAAGGGTGCGTTCAATCAGACATTGAAGAAGGCAAACGGACGAACTTCTATCGCTGATGACCCTATCGCCTACATAGAGAATATGGCAGAGAGTGGAATCCTGCTGAACAACAAGAACTGGGTGAAGCAACACCTGATGCTCTTGGCTCAGAATCATCCAACTTCCCTGCTGACCCTGAGCAAGGCTTGGTACGTGAAGAGTACGGATGCCAACGGCAACGAAGAGTGGATTCCTGCCACACCTCAGATTACTTCTCAGATGGATAGCAATCAGGTGAAGGCTGTCATTGATGCTTTCGAGAAGAAGATGGAGAAGATGGCTCAGACTGGCGATGCTACTCAGAAGAGGGACGGACTGAACATAGCCTATCCTCAGACTCACAGCGAGGAAAGAGAACATGAGGTAAGGGTGATGAAGGATGGCGAGGAGTACGTTATCTATGTGAATGGTGACCCTCAGTTGGCTCAGGCTATGAACAATACCAGAGCACACAGAGTAAGAGAGATTCAGAGCGGCAAACTGGATAGGGCTGCTGCTTGGTTGGGTAGAAAAATGGCTGCTGCCTATACCAGTCTTTCACCTCTCTTCATCCCTTCCAACTACTTCCGAGACCTGACCATGACTCTTGCATCTACCGCTATTCGTGAGGATGCAAAGTACAATTATCTGCTCAGAAAGAATCTTGCAACCTCTTGGAATCTCGGTTTTATGCTGAGAGACTATCAGAACGGAAAGTTGAGAGATAAGGTAAACAACGGAAATGCTACTCCAAAGGAACAGATGTTCTATGACTTCATGATGAATGGTGGCGAGACTGGCTTTGTATCTTCGCTTGACGTGGAAGACTTGAAGAAGAAATTCAAGAATGACTTGAAGGATTTGGATAGATGGAAGGCGAACCCAGCAAAGGTAGGGCACACCATCATGGATGGCATTGAGTTCCTGAACAGAGCAATCGAGGATAGTAACCGATTTGCGGTTTACATGACCTCTATTCAGTATGGACGTTCCATTGATGAGGCTGTGAATGATGCCAAGGACGTGACCCTGAACTTCAACCGCAAGGGTACTGGCGAATATGGCTGGCAGATGATTAGAAATCTCTATCTCTTCATCAACCCAGCAGTACAGAGTTTGCAGACCTTGGGTGCGCTTGTTAAGCATCATCCTTTCAAGTTTACGGCTGTTACTGCATCGTGGTTGGCGAGTGGCGTGCTGGTTCCTATCGTTAACGCTGCCCTGATGAGTATGTTGGGTGGTGATGATGATAAGGATAAGTACTGGCAGTTCACCAAATGGGATAGACGAAACAACCTGATTATGTGGGTTCCGTTCACTCATGAGTATATAAAGATTCCGCTTGCTCAGGAGTTCCGTGCCTTTTATGGAATAGGTGATATGATTGCATCCAAGATGATGGGTGGCGAGTTGGCTGAGGAGAGTTGGAGCCAGTATGCAGAAGACTTGCTCGGTCAGGTAGTGGATATGCTTCCGCTTGACCCTACTGGCTATGATGGCAATATTGCGGTCAGTCTGATGCCGAATGCTATTCGCCCAGTCTTTGAGTTGGCTTTCAATGTTGACTTTACTGGTAAGCCTATATTCAAGGACACTGAGTATAACAAGTATGACCCGAACTTTACCAAGGCATACGTGGGCACTCCTGATTGGTTGGTACGTGCATCCAAGATGGTTAACTCAATCGGAAACGACTATCCTGATGTGCAGCAGAACAGCATAGATGCTTTCGGTGACCCAAGATACAATCTGAATAACCCTGCTGTGGTTGACCATGTGTTGTCTTCTTATCTCGGTGGTGCATACACCATGGGCAGTCAGGTGCTCGGTTTGCTTACCAAGTCACTCAACGACCCGAAGGAAATCAAGGTGGCTGATATTCCATTATTCAGCAAGTTCGTCAGCAATCCTGATGATAGACCAGTTACTAAGAAACAAGGTGATGAGTTCTGGGATATGAAGGAGAATCACGACCGTGCAGCCAATACCCTGAGCAAGTTGAAGAAACAAGCTAAGGTGGATGGAGATTACTCTATGCTGGAGCGGTTCTACGGCTCTGAGGAGTATAAGCAGTACAAGCAGGATGATGTGAAGGTGAAGAAGTATGAGGAAGACAAGAAGAAGGAACGTACTGAGGAGAGTGGGGAGGAGTATAGACCTCACAAGTTGAATGCCGAGGATATATACAAGGCTCACGCTACTCCGAAGGATGATTTCGACGACTTGAAGCTGAAACAACTCTACACCAAGCTGAACGGATTCAAGACTTCCTATGACCTCTTGGTTGATACGGCTCCTAGCCAGAGCGAAGGCTACTATAAGACCAATAAGGCTGCTATTGATGCCATTGACGAGATTTCCATTGACAAGCAGGAAATATCCGAGTTGAAGAAAGGTTTCTTGGATGACGGCAAGGATGCCTACAACGCTGAGGATATGAAGCAGATTCGGGAACTGAGAAAGAAGATTCTTGTCGTGCTGGAGAAGGCTAACAAGGTAGTTGTGGCTAACCAGAAGGCGAAGGCTGAGAAGTAATACATATATGACTATCCCCTGAAAGTGTTATGCTTTCGGGGGATAATTGCTTTCAATCTGAAACTTTTTACCTATATTTCTTGTGCGAATCTAACAATCTGTAAATATTTATAAAGTTTAACTTTTAAAGTTGTGCATAAATGTAGCTGTTTCCTAATTTCTTATTACATTTGCTATCTCTAAGAATTTTTTATTAAATCAGCAAAAGAATCTCAAACATATAAACTTTTAAAAAACAATGGCTTATGAGAAAAGAAGACGAAGACCTACGAGTCAAGAAGTTAATTGGAGAGATTACAAAACTTCTCCCTGAACGCAGTAAAATCAAAACAGATTTACTCTATTTCAAGTATGCGCCTATATTGGTCATGCTTTTCAGATGGTATGGTATATCTCAGTTCTATGACAACAAAATGGAGATAACACTATGGTACGAAGAGAATGAGGAACCTATATGGTTCTTCTACTTCATCACTTACATTCTTTACCCGATTTCCATTTGGAAAGGTCAGGTACTGCACAGATTGTGCGAGGAGTGGAGAATACCGCTCTTATATGCAGCAGGAGTCAACGTAATACACATTATGTATGGTTCCATCGTTATCACAAACGAGATGTACTATTGTGATATGTTCCTGATTACACTCATTTTAATTATATATGCTTATGTCGCAATTAGTAAATTACAGCATCATCGAAGCTGGACTTCGTGCTCTCGCAGATAAGGCACATGAATCAGCAGTTGCCCAAGCGGAAGGAAAGCCTATCCCTTGCGGTCTGTCGGAAGGAGATATGGAACTTGTGGCACTGCTTACTGCCATGATGAATGATACGCAAGCCAACAAGGGATGGTGTGCTCACGAAATGGGAAAGTCTATCTCATCCTTTGAAAAGTATGTTCACGATGGTAAGATACCCGAAGGCATCCACGACCAGTTCGGGCATGAAAAGAAGTGGAATAAGTCGCTCATCCGATACTTTGCCAACAAGAAGGCTTTCTTCCGCAAGCTATCACGAAAGTATGGCATAAACCTCTAGAAACAGCAACACCTTATTATATATAGGAGAGACCCAATCGCCCCTCCTGTATATTTACGACCTTTTCCGTAACCATAAATCTTTGCTAATCACACACTTATACAATCTTTTACGAGTTTGTCAATCTCTATTCATATTATTCGTATCTTTGTACTCGTAACGTTACAAAGTGAGAATCATAATTTAGTGTTTAACAAAAAAAAAGATTTCAGGATAATATGGAAAGTAAAACGTATGTATTCGGAAACGAAGGCTCAACATCTAATAATGGGATGCTCGGTCTTCTTGCGCCTCTGCTCCAGAAGCAGGGTGTTGACCCAAATGTCCTCCTTGCCATGAAGGGAAACAATGGTTTCGGTGGCGAAGGTGGATGGTTCATGTGGGTAATCTTCCTTTTCTTCCTCATGGGCTGGGGAGGTAACGGCTGGGGAGGTTTCGGCAATAATGGTCGTGGTGGTCTCGCCAACGAGATTAACAATGACTATGGTCGTGGTCTCCTGATGGATGCCATCGGTGGCAACCGCAATGCACTCAGCAATTTGGCTACCCAGTTGAACTGCACCGAAGGTCAGATTCAGAGTGCTATTTCTGCCTTGACCTCTCAGGTTCAGAATGTAGGTAATCAGGTTGGTATGAGCGGTATGCAGACTATCAATGCCTTGCAGCAGGGTAATATGCAGATTGCTCAGCAGATTGCAAACTGCTGCTGCCAGACCAACAACAACATCACTACTCAGGGTTATGAGAGTAAGTTGGCTATCTGCCAGCAGACTCATGCCATTAACGACAATGCTAATGCCAACGCATTGATGTTGCGTGACACCAACCAGTCTAACCATCTTGCCTTGATGGGTAAACTCGACCAGATGCAGACTCAGGCAATGCAGGACAAACTTGATGCACTTCGTGAGAAGAATAGTGCTCTTGTAGCACAGATTTCCAACGAGCATCAGACTCAGGCTTTGCAGGCATACCAAGCACAGATTATCACTCCAGTGAATGCTGCCCTTGCAGCCTTGCAAGCAGAGGTAGCTGGCATCAAGTGCAAGTTGCCTAATACCGTATCTGTACCATATCCTCAGTTGAAGACCTACAATCCAGAGGTGTTCCAAGCAGCTGCTATGGGAGCATACGCTGGTGATGTAGCAGCAGCCAACGCAGCATCAACCGTAGGTTGTGGTTGTTAAAGGAAAGGAGGTAACTATGTTCCCTTTAAACTATCCTTTCAGCCCATTATTCCCAATGGTCAGGAGACGGAATCCTATCAAGAGAGTTGATATTGGCGGTATCTATGAATTGAAGACCAATGCACTTCAAGTAACCAACGAGAGTGTAGACTTCGGTATCAATCCTAGCTGCTACAAGGCTTTACCTTGTGAGAGTATCGTACTGCTAAAGATTCATCAGGGAGTGCCTACTGCTGGCGAAGACCTTCCAGTCAAGATTGTAGTGCCACACAATGGTGCAACAACCATCAGTACTACTAGCGGAACTACAAGTGGAACAACAACGGCTGGCACAACTAAGTCTTCCGTGGTAGACCATACTGGTTCTGCTGTAACTGGAGCGGGTCTTTCAAGCACTACGGAAGCTCTAGCCTATATCAACAAGAAGAGCGGAACAATCCGACTGCTTGGGTTTCAGCAACCAACTGGTGGCTAACAGAGTATTAACAATGGGGCAGATAGCAATGTCTGCCCCTATAAAAGAGAAAGAAAATGTTTCAAGGTTTAAGACAAAATTCCCTTTTTTACATATTAGACAAGGGAGGAGAAAAGCCGACTCTCAGAATCGGTCAGGTTATATCGGTAAGTGACCCTCAGCAGAAGTTCCCGACAACTTACATCCCGAATCAAGTGCCGAACTTCGACACAACGGTTGATGTAAAGGTGAAGGTTGGAGAACAGCAACTCAACTTCGAGAAACTGCCGTCCACCGCTCAGATAGCCAACTCAGGAACTAATGGCGTGGTGGTCAGTGATAGCCGTGATGCCATGTGTGCTGAGGTTGATTCCATGCTCAGGCAAGCCAAGGGTATCTTGGAGAGTGTTGACTACAATAAGGCAGTAGTGGAATCATGTGATGAAATAATAGCCAAACTCAATCCTCAGATTGCCAAGGATAAGCAGCAAGAGCAGGACATCAGTAACCTGAAATCTGACATGAACGGAGTGAAGGGTACGCTATCCGAAATCAAATCTCTTCTGTCTGATGCCTTGAAGCTCAGTAAGAACTAATAAAGGTAAGAAGATTATGGTAATGATTGAGATTACAGAAGATAAGTTCGATGATTTGTATGACAACATCGAATCCATGCTTGGTTTTGGCAGCAAGGCTATGTCTTGTCTGAAAAAGATGAAGCAGGAGCGTATGGGTGAGCGTATGCCTGATTATCGTGACGATTGGAGAAGAGAGCGTGAGGAACGTGAAGAGCGTGAGAACAGACGTAGATTCAACAACGTCAACGATGATTGGAACTACCCGAACCGCTATGGTGAAAGAGGTGGTGGCGGCTACAATGGTGGCGGTCGCTAGTGTTTAACTTGGGAGTTTTGGTAGTGACATTCATGTCGGAACCAGACTCCCTTTAATATTCAGAAATATGGGAAAATGCAAAATGCCATTGGATATGTATGACCTCAAACCTGAGGGAATGGTTTCTTATCTCAGATACAATGGCTATCATTTCAGCAAGAAGATGTGCGAGTGGGCGGTGAGCCTGATGTACAAGTATGACCCTTCCTCCAAGCGTGATGTAAGTGTCTCGTTTTGGGATAAGGAGAAGGTGGATTCTCTTCTGCTTGGTCAGGGAGTAGAGGTAAAGAATAAGGCTGGCTACGACCATGTATATGTGGCGAATATGGCGAGGGCAGACTTCTACAAGTCTTCCATCAAGGATGAGGAGCAGTTAGCCCAGTTTATCAAGGATATGGTGGATGATGCCGACCAGAAGGATGGTTTCATCTTCAACCGATTCTATGCCGACTGCTGCCATAATGGTGTACCTATCCCTTGGGAAGATGTGTTATGATGAGAAGAGTGATTGAACTCCCGAAGTACGATTGGAGCATAGTATGTTTCATAGGTTATCAGCCACCTGATTCCGATGAGATATGCCATGCTCTTTCGGATATTGGCTGCAATGGAAATCCGTTATCGGAAGCATACGTACATCTAACCAAGGAGAGTGTAGATAGGGGGCTTACCTATTCCAACCTATCAGAAAGAAGGAGTGTGCTTGCCATTGGTAAATGTGATTCTGATAGCAGTATCATTAATACAATAGGTCATGAGCTTCTTCATGTTGTAGCGCATATCTGTGAGCAGGATGGAATTGATATGCTGAGCGAGGAACCATGTTATATGATGGGCAGTCTGTGCGAGAGGTTCTTCAAGATGTATGATTAATGTTGCTTTTACTTGGTGCATAAGAAAAGGGTGAATCAAAGACTCACCCTTCTTCTTTATCTATAAACTCAGCGACTTAGAGTTCTTTTATCAATGTATCAATAACGCTTTCAGTTTTTTCTTTTTTAATGGTGTCTAGTGAAGTGAAAGAAAACACTTCGCCACCTTGTCCATTGTCAAACTCAATGGCTCCATTGCAGTAATATTTCACCTCCGACATGCTTCTTTCAAAGTTAATATATCCTGCTATAATATATGAAAAATCAAGTAAGATACTAGAATCACCTGATTGTTCTACGTGAACTATTCTTACTCTATTTCTTGCATTTGGCAAATTGTATGCTAAAAGTACTGTTCCGTTTCTATGTAAGAATAAACAAGGTCTGGAATCAGATGCAGAAATATTTCTTGTTGATAATATTTCTTTCTTTTTAATATCTATACTATTCAGTATTAAATATTTATATCCATCATTTAGCTTTGCTTGTCTAGTTACAGCATACAATTTGTTATCATTTTCTCTAAAGGCAGTTGTGCATTCATAAGCTGCATTCATATTCCTACACTCTAAGAACATAAATGAACTAAATGATTTGAAATCCTTAGTTTTTGCGATTAAAGGATATGTTAATTTATCTGCAGCACACACTCCGACATAGTAGTTGCCTTCTACATCTTTAGAGTCTGCAAATCTTGCATTCACATTAATGGAAACGTCATAATCTGTAGAATATATACCGCCACATTTTTTTATACTACTAGTGTTGAAATCTTCTCCATTTAGTTTGCATACGCTATACGAAGATATAGTTTTATTGACAGAATCGACACAGCAACGCATGAGAACAAATAGATTTCCTATCATTGTGCAATACAATATATAAATATTGGTTCCTTCACGAATAATGTTTGGCATTGAAGCACCTCGTTGAAGAGTTACCTCTTTTCCATCATCAAGTGTGATTACCATATCTTTTTTGGCAATCTGTATAGTTTTTATTTCGCTACTATCAGATTTCGATTTAATAATCAATTCTACTTCTGCACCTTCGCCATAATATACATCATTAGATTTTTCTCCCACAACGTGCGCAATATATATACAAGTATCATCCAAGCAAAAACTTGCGTCACTGCCATCGTGTGAAAACATTTTGTTTTCTTCAATTTCTTTTTTTACCTTTCTACTATTAAGTATTCTAGTAAATAAACTTATACTGTCTTCATTTTCGGAAAAATCATACATGGCATTTGTTTCTTTGCTGCTTTGTATGCTTTTTATATATGGTGCGTACTCAATGTTCCTTATAACATCTACGTCAAACTTGTAATATTCAGGCATACTACCTCTAATATTCATCCAGTCATAGTTTCCCTTTATGAAATCATCAGACAGAACTATGTAGGCTTTTGCATTACCAATGCTTACAACCTGATACTTGATTCTTTTCAAGTCTATTGCATTTGTAACACCATTTAATTCTGTACCTAAGCTAATATTAGTCTGTGTCGCATTTCTTAAATACAAGGTTTTATCAATATCTCTTTCTAAGTAGATTTCATCAAAAACCAAATCCAATATAGGGTTGCTTCCTATTACAGATTTCTTAGGTTCTTGATAATAGTGAATGCGCCTAGCCTTTGCTGCTTCCATATCTAGCACAGAGGAATTTTCTTCTTTAATGTTATTTACGTTAACCTTTCCGTGAATATACACCCCATTTATAGATAATTGAGAAAAAGAACCATCTTTATTGATTTTGGTTTCAATGAAAGTATGTGTTTCATTATCTGATATATAACCAATGGTAATAGCTTGTTTGGTCATTTTGCGGAGATAAAAATCATACTTTGTACTAGCAAAAACCGTGAAATCCTCAAATATGTTGGAATAAGGATAAGGCATGAAGTTGGAAATAAAAGATGATAAATCGTTGAGTTTATCTTCTACAGAAAACCAGTTTGCCGGGTCTGCTGACCATGTATTTGCCTTTAAAGTATAGCTGTAGATGGTATTACCAGATTTGTAGGTGATAGTGAGACCTACCTTCTGAAATGTGGTAGGAACAGAGTTGATGGCATCTTGGAGAGTAGCGTGAGTTACGGAACCTCCTTTTGAGCAGTCGTATGTTAGGATGCCTAGCTTACCTACCTCGGCTGAAAGAAAGTCGGTCTCTCCACCAGTAATAGCATCATTGACTAGGGTCTTGTTGCTCGCATCGGCTATACCGCTGTTTCCCTGCATACCAACTTCACCTTTGTTACCCTTATCACCTTTGTCTCCTTTATCACCTTTGCTACCTTTACTACCATTGTAGAACTTAACTTTCTCGGACGTACCATCATGACGGGTTAGAGTGATAACATTCTCGCCACCATCCTCTACACTTTGCTTGGTTTGTTTTAAGGAATCAAAGGAATTGTCGGTGCGAGTCTTCATTTCTTTATTGATGTCTGACTGCATCTTTCCTCTGTCCTTGTCGAAGATGTTGTCGGAATTAGCCAACTTACCATCTTTTCGACCTGAAACGAGTGTTTCGTTATATCTTTGTTCTGACATATTTATATTATTTTATGTTATATAATCGTTATTGTGGAATCGCCTGAAATCAATTCATCGGAATGATAATAGTATAGTTCTCCAATCTTACTCTGCTGCATATCCAATGGCAAACCACCTTGAATGAATGTGAGAGGAACAGATGATACTACCCAGATGATGTCTTCATTTTCGGTTGTACTGATGGTTATTGTCTGTCCAGAGAGAACACCTGAGAATTGTTGTAAGTATTCGACATTAACCTTGTTAGGGTCTGTTGTAGATAAAGCACCATAGTAAGATAAAATGACATCTTCTTTTGTGTTCAGTTCTATCCAGTACTTCGCATTGTACATACCTCCCATTTCACCCTCTACGATGCCGAGAGGAATATGAGACTTGCCATTTCGCTCCACGATACGGAAAAGGCGGTGCTCAATGCTACAGATGTCGTTTCCGTTGTACTTGCCACGAATGGTAATGCCATATAGTCCTTCTTCTAGAAATGGTGGAAACTTGACACAAATGTCACTCGGCTCTACTTCACTATTATTTGTTCCGCTCTGAACAAAAGGCATTTTTGCTACACACTCTCCAAAGGCATCAGTAAGGTGTACTTCTAGATTACTGATGGTAGCCACGTCAACATCTTCCAACATCTGCTTATTCTTGCTGATGTAGGCTTTCTGTAGCTTGATGAAAAGGTCGAAGCTGTTACCTTTAACAATCTTATAAATATCCATATACGTATACATTATTAATAATAGACAAAGATAGGCAGAATTTTCTCCACCTATCTTTTATCCGTTTATTTAGGGCAGAAAAATTTTAGATTAAGCCCTTCCATCTGAGAAATTTGCGCTTGCGGCTTAGCTTACCCTTCTTGCTCTTGCAGTTGGTATGGTAGACACAATCCTTGAAGAGGTCTTTGACCTTCATGTCGTTGTCTACCAGTTTGGTCTTCTTGAATGCCTCGAAGAGTGAGCGGTTCATAATCATGAGGTTGCCCTTCTGCGTAGGAAGGACATAGAAGATTTCACCATTGTTCTTCTTGGATGCGTAGTCTGCCTTAGCCGTAGCTTGGCGGTACATGATTTCGCACTTGATGCGTTTGAAAATCTTTGTTACTTTCATAATCGTAATTATTTATTGTTTGAAACTATATGATTGTTGCTGCCGAAACAGAAACCTTTCTTCTCATTACTCTTGCCTGAATGTAAATCATCTTAGGCATTTCCATTTCATTGAAACAGATGTGGAGTCCGATGGCTCTGGTCATGAGCAAATCATCGTGTTTGCCGTCTGCTGCCTCGTATACGGTTCCGTTCTTCTCGTAGGTGAGATATTCATCTAAGCATCTATCGTCTCGCTCTACATAGAGTTGTTCACGGATAACCTGAACCAATACTGAGATAACCATTGGCTTGGTTGCCACGTTGGTATGGAATCCGTACTTCACTGGAACCTTATTCTTGATGTCTGATTCGCTCTGTTTGCGTGCATAGAGATTGTCGTATACATCTTTAATTTGATTCAGGATGAACTCAGACTGGTCACCACCTTCCAAGATGTGCTCCTTGTCTTTCGTCTCCAATGTGTTGGATTCAATCACCAACAGAGCATCGTTGTAGTATTTGGCTATCTGAGCCGCCTTCCATGCCAGCAAGTCCATATCAATATGCCCATACCATTGGGCTACCACATACGGCTTGCCACCTTCCATCATCCAATAGCGGTCGAAGACACAGATAACAGACCAGTCGGCATTCTTGCTACGTCCACCAATATCCACTACGACCAGATAGCGGTTTATCACCTTGCAATCATCAAAGGTCTCAGGCTTGCTCCATATCCACAACTGCCCCTGCTTGTCTTCACAGAATCGGACATTCTGCATACATTTCTTTCCCTTATATCCGTCACCATAAACATCACCGATGAACTTAGGTGCTCGGCATCCCTTGCGGAACTTGTCAACCTTGTCTTCGGCAAACACCTTGGCTCCTGAATGCTTGAATGCTTCAATATCATCGGTAGGGTAGCCAGCAGCCATATCGGCATGGTCGGTGAATTTTTTGCGCTCGGCAATATACCAGTTGATGGCTTCGAGTGGAGCACCCAGTGTCCATAACTTCCAAAGATAGGTACATGGCTCCTCTCGGTCTGACATCGTATTGGTATTGTTGCGATTCTCATATAGCCATTTGGCAAACTCTACCTTCTGTTTCTTGCTTTCAAATTCAAGATGATACATATCGTATATCTCGAACCAAGGAACGAAGAACGGCTCAAACTGAGATTGTCCCTTTTTGGCGGCAAGCCATTCCTTGTGGAAGAAGTTGCCAGTACCATTGGCGGTGGATTCATAGGCAATCATCGTGTATGGTCGGTACAAGATACCATTGGTAGCATTCTGTACTACCTCCTCAGGAGATTTACCATCCGTCTTTTTCCACAAACCAACCTCGGAAAGGTGTACCAAGTTGTAGTCTTCACCATTGGCTGATAGTGGTCGTTCCATGGAACCCACCTTAATCTTGCAGAATCGCTGAGGAACCTTCTTCACGTTGCCTGATGTTCCTACTCCAACAAACTTCGGCTCATTCTCTGAGAATGCTTCGCCCATTTCGTAGAGGAACTTGGTAGGGAAGTTTTTCAGAGCTTCCTTGAACATACCTCGGATGGTCTCTGCTGTGTCCTTAACCTGAGCCACGATGAGCGAGTTGAGTCCCTTCTGCCACATGAGTTGCAGCCAGAGGAAGTACATCTGAATGACCGTAGAACCTCCCCATTGTCGGGCTTTCAGCAGGATGAGACGGATAGGGCGATTCTTCTTCCTTCGCTCCTCCAGCCACCTGAGCAGTCTGCGTTGCGGTCTTCTGAGCACAAAGCGGAAGGGTAGACCTCCACCTTTCGGCTTGATATAGATGAATGTGGCAAAGAAAAAGAAAGGGTCGTGTTTCATCCTGATGCGAGTAAACTGCTCCACCAGTTGCTCGATTTCTTCCTCTAGGTTGTACGGCTCGTCTATATCCTTGTGCAGTTCCTCGATTACTGCCTTGCAGCTACCAAACTCGATGAGCATCTTGACGAGCGGAATCTTCTTCATCGAAACTGGAAGCTGCTGTCTCTGAATCGGGAAGTCTGGAAGGAAGAGCAGGAATCGCTTATCTCCACAACCTTCACCCTTGATAGGATTGAAGGGCGTGTTGATTTCCTTGATGCGTTTCTCGTTCTCTTTCAGGATGCCCAGCACATGTTTGTTTACAGCATCAGTCAGTTTGGCGGTTACTTGTCTTGGCATAGCGGTGCATTTAAATATCCCCACAACAGACCAAGTACATAGCAATAGATGTGGACTCCAACTGCCATGCAAGGGAAGAAGATTCCAACACAGATATATAGGAGAATGGTGAGATTGTATCTTACCTTATTCTCCACGTAAGGGGCGATAAAGCCCATGTAAGCATAGATAAAGCCGCTGAGACCGATGATTGGAACGGATGAGGTGAATGGATAGCTGATGGCTATGAGATAGAATGCCACCAAGTGACCGATGCCACAAGGGATGGCTCGGTAGCATTGATGGAAGACATAAAGGTTGATGGCAGCATGAAAGATGTTCTGATGAAAGAAAGGGTAACTTAGTCGGTTCTGAATAGAACAACCGTCAAAAAGACCCATGCCATCATATCCAAGAAAAGTGATACACATTATTATAATGTACCCAGCATAAAGCGCAATCTTCTCTTTCGTCTCTCGTAGCATCTTTGCTTCTCCTCCTTTCTCACCCTGCTAAGAATTACGTGTATGCTTTGAGGAGTCAAATAGAAACTGGGTGCTTTTTCAGCACATACACGTTTGATAATATCCATATTACTCAGATATGGCTCATTACTCTTATGAATCTGGAATCGTCTGAAAATCTCCTGATACATTTCCTTTCGGGTAGGTATCATGTTATCAAGAGATTTTCCTTTCAGTAAGTCTAATATGACTATATAAGCACGGTCTTCTGAAACCCAAAATCTTCTGCTCGGAGATTGGGCTAGCTTTTCCTCAATCTCTGAGAGTCTGATATTGTCTCTTACATTAATAATTTCTTTGTAAGCCCTCAATAAATCAGCATCACGTTCCTCTATAAAATAGCATCGTGAATCCTTATATTTCATATCTGACCCTGCAAATATACAAAAAAGTATTGAATTAGTCGCATCCGATTAGACTAAATTAACGGATAAAAGATGAAAATCGGAAAAAAGCATTAATTTTGGGCATTGATTTATAAATATACACATATATATATGGACGAAAATACAAATATTGAGCAGAATGCTGGTGCTGCAAAACAGCAAGATACCAAGACCAAGAGAGACTTGGCTTTGGAGCGTTTGAAGACCCGCCATCCTGATACGGAGTATGCGGATGATGAGGCTATGTATGGCGCAATCAATGATGATTATGATGCCGACCAGAAGGCTTTGCAGGGTTACAAGGATAATGAGAAGGCGATGGGCGATTGGTTGGGTAGTGACCCTGAGGCGGCTACCTTCCTTCAAGCGATGAAGGCTGGCAAGAGTCCTTACGCTGAGTTGATTCGTACACATGGCGAGGATGCCATTGATTACTATTCAGACCCTGACAATGCTGATGAGATTGCATCGGCTCAGTCGGAGTTCTTGCAGAATGCTGCCAACGGCAAGAAATTGCAGGAGGAGTATGACAAGAACATGCCTTCCAGCTATGAGGTGTTCGACAAGTTGGAGGAGAAGTATGGCGAGGAAGCAGTGAACGATGCAATCGACCAATGCTTTCAGACTATGCGTAATGTGGTGACTGGCAAGTTTACCGAGGAAATGATTACTGCTTTCATCAAGGCTAAGAACCATGATACCGATGTGGCTGATGCTGCCCATGAAGGTGAGGTTCGTGGCAAGAACAGCAAGCACGTCAAGAACCTTGAACTGAGAAAGAAGGGTGATGGTACTGCCGACCTTGATTCTGCCAATGCAGATACCAAGCCAACTGATAACCAGCCTGACCTTGGTGCTGTGGGCAGGGTATCACGAAGGGGTAACGTCTGGGAGCGTGGCAACGAGAAGAGAACACACATTCGATAATTCGACAAGGTGAAAAGATAATATATAATGTTTAATTAATATTCAGAATAACAATGAAGAAAAGTACATTTAATCGGCTGTTTTCCATCTTTATTATGGTAATGGCAGTTATTTTTGGAGTGAATGGTCAGGTTATCATGGCTGAGGCGGCAAATCTGCCTGATGGCGGTAGCACCGAGAGTGGTTCTGCTGCTGAGGCTGGTGGTGCTCCTGCTGCTGGTGAGGCTGGCAATGGCGGTGCTGCTCGACAGAGTGAAGGTATCAAGAGCGAGACTCAGGGACGTGAGCATTTTAACGAGAATGGCACGGAGTATTACCTGAACGACATTGATGAGAAGATTACCAAGATTCGCCCGATGGCTACTCCAGTTGACCAGATTTCACGCTATGCGACAACCAAGTCTGCCAACTCGTTTGTAGTTGAGTATTGGAGTATCGGTACACGCCCTATCAAGACTACCGTGAAGGAAGCAACGGTGGAGAGTACTGGCACATCTATGGTATTGAAGGTAGAAGACCCTACCATGTTTACGCTGGATGATACCATCCGAGTGGTAGGTGTGAAGGCGATTACCAACTATAAGGGTATTGCATATTCTACCATTACTGATGCTCCTACTCCTGATTTGGAACTCTGCGTTTGCGGTAAGGACACAGAAGGTTATCCGATTGTGTATGCTGTAAATGGTAAGTTGGTCAATAAGCAGGCTATCGGTATTCCAGCCTTGAAGAAGGGTCAGAAGCTCATCCGTATGGCTAAGAGTTGTGGTGAAATGGACGTTCAGACGGGTCGTTTCAACAACCTTCCTTCTAATGAGGTTCAGTATTGTCAGAACTTCATGATTCAGGTCGAGCAGACCACCTTCGACAAGATTGCTGCTAAGCGAGTGGATTGGGATTTCTCAGACATTGAGGAGGATAGCATCTATGATATGCGTCTTGCTATGGAGGGTACTTATCTCTTCGGTGATATGGCTTGCATCAAGCACGAAATCAAGGATGGTTCTGCCCAGTGGTTTACCAAGGGTATCTGGTGGATGGCTGGTAAGGATATTGAGGTAGGTCATGTTGCTACTGCTGACGATATTAAGAAGGGCTATAACAAGAATGAGCGAGTGATTACCGACTTGGAGTTGGTTGACATTTCCAAGGATTTGTTTGTGGGTACTGGTATCGGCAACAAGCGCAAGGTAATTATCGCTGGTTCTGACTTCGTGAGTGCATTCAGCAAGATTGATTCCGACAAGTTCCGTTTGAAGGACACCGTTGATATTTGGAAGTTGAAGTTCAAGAGTTGGGAGACCGACTTCGGTGAGGTTCTGATGATTCACTCAGAGTTGTTCGACCTCTTCGGCATGAGTGACTGCGGCTTTGCACTTGACCCTGAGTTCTTGGTTAAGCGAGTACACTTGTCTTGGACACGAAACGTTCTCGACTTGAAGGCGGCTGGCATCCGTAACACCGATGCAGTAGTTATTCAGGAGGTAGCTTGTCTGTACTTGAAGTATCCTAAGGCACACGCTCGTATGCGCCTTGCTGCGGTTCCTGCTACAGAGGACACTTCTGATACAGAGGAAACCAAGGCTGCTGCCTAAAAGCAAGTAGAATTGTAAATTTATTCATAAAATAGTGAGGGGTGTGGGCACTAGCCCCATCCCTTTTTTAGTAACACATATATATAATAAGGTATAATCATGTTTAATAAATATCAAGCAGGTACTGATTTGGCATTCAGCGTTATGGTAGGTAACGAGCGGATGCGCATTATCTTTGAGGGCAAGAGTGTTGGTTGTAGCGTCTATATGACAAGAGACCCTAAGGTACAGAAGGCTATCGAGTCTCATTATTGGTTCAACGACAAGTTCTTCTTGGTGGAGAGTGTTGACGAGAAGAAGGAAGCTGCTGAAGCCAAGAAGAAGGCTGCTGCCAAGGCAAAGAAGAAAGTGGCTGACGAGAAGAAGACCCACGTAGTGACAGACGTTGAGGATGCCAAGGACTATCTGGCTGAGACCTATGGTGTGAGTCGTTCCAAGATGAAGACTAAGGAAGACATCTTGGCTATTGCCAAGGAAAAGGGTGTTGAACTAGAAGGTTTGGAGTAATGGTAGAATATGCTGTATCTGATTTAGTGAAAGAGGTGAAGGTGCTCTTGGATAGAAACCAAGAGTCTGCTGGCTTGCTGGCTCCTAGCGATTCTGATACACTCTCGCAAGCAGAACTTATTGAGAGTAAAATCGTAGATGCAGCAAGAATCATTCTTTCGGATGCTCCTGAGGATATGGTGGAAGGTACTTCGTGTACGAATGAAGTAACTTGGACGGATAGCAACGGCTATTACGTGGGTAAGATGGTTTTGCCTACCGATATGCTGAGAATCCTTTCTGTGAAGGCAGAAGGCTGGAACCGTCCTGCCGAAATCATTTCAGAGAGTGATGATGCCTACAAGTATCAGAACTGCAAATATGGAGTCAGGGGAAATCCTGAGCGACCGATTGCGGCTATCGTGCATACGGCTAAAGGCAAGAGCATCGAACTATATACTAGTAAAAAGCAGGATGCTACATTGGCGTTCATCTATGTTCAGGTTCCATCTATCACTACCGAACAGAAAATCAGTTTGCCTTCCGTCCTGAAAGATTCTATTCTCTACATGGCTGGCTATCTGACGTGCATCAGCCTTGGAGATACAGATACTGCAAGCGGATTCCTTGGTGTAGCGAGAAAGTTGGCACATATTGTTGAACCTACAGAAACATCATAAACTATGGCGAAGAAGAAAGAAGAAACCAAACTGCTATCGTTGAGCAGGGTGCTTGACAAGGAAGAACTGGATAGCGTGAAGGCATCCAAGAACCGATTTGACAAGCCTTATGAGCGTGCCTTCTCTATCTTGCTGGAGGCTCAGCGATACTACAACAACATGGATAACTTCCGAAAGCGAAGGCTGAGAAACAAGCGATACTGCTATGGAGACCAGTGGGGAGATACCATTGAGTTCAAAAGCAAGTGCGGTTTTACTAAGCGTATCAGGGAGGAAGACTATATCCGTGAGCAGGGTAGCGAACCATTGAAGAACAACCTTATCCGTAGATTGGTGAAGAATGTGCTGGGTGTATATCGCTCCCAGAGCAAGGAACCAACCTGCAATGCCAGAGATAAGGATGAGAAGCGATATGGTGAGACCATGAGTGTGGTGCTGCAATGTAACCGACAACTGAACCGAGAGACGGAACTGGATGCTCGAACCATGGAAGAGTTCCTGATAAGCGGTGCTGCTATCTATAAGAAAAAGTATGGATGGCGAAGAGGTAGGTTGGATTGCTGGACGGACTACGTAAACCCGAACAATTTCTTCATAGACAACAATATGAGGGATTTCCGTGGTTGGGACGTGAGTTGCTTGGGTGAGGTGCATGACATTACCATCGGCAACGTACTGAGAGAGTTTGCCAAGTCTCCTGCTGAGGCTCGTAAGTTGAAGGAGATATACCGGTTGGCGGCTAACCGAGATTTCGTGATTGCAGACTGCACTCAGCGTTTCGGTGAGTTCGACCCTAAGACCATCGACTTTATGAATCCTGCCAACCCTTCACTCTGCCGAGTGATTGAGGTTTGGCGCAAGGAGAGTAAGCCAAGGTACCGATGCCATGACTACAACAATGGCGATGATTTCAAGATTGATATTGAGGATAAGGCTGATATTGTAGATGCTGAGAACAGAGACAGAATCAGGCGAGGAATGGCTGCTGGCATGATGGAAGAGGATATTCCTCTGATTGATGCCGAGTGGTTTATGGATGATTACTGGCATTTCTACTACCTTTCTCCTTTTGGTGATATTCTGAGAGAAGGCGAGACCCCTTATGCTCATGGTGAGCATCCATACTGCTTTAAGTTCTATCCGTTCATTGATGGTGAGATACACAGCTTCGTGGAAGATGTGATTGACCAGCAGAGATACGTGAACCGACTTATCACGATGTATGACTTTATCATGAGGGCGAGTGCCAAGGGCGTGCTGCTCTGCCCTGAGGATTGTCTTCCTGATAATATGAGTTGGGATGATTTCTGCGATGAGTGGAGTAGGTTCAATGGTGTGGTGAGATACAAGCCAAACAAGAGCGGTCAGGTTCCTCAGCAAGTGGCGAATAACTCTACGAATATCGGTATCGGTGATTTGCTCAGCTATCAGTTGAAGTTCTTCGAGGATATATCGGGAGTGAATGGTGCGCTGCAAGGTAAACCAGGAGTATCAGGTACGAGCGGTTCGCTATATGCCCAGCAGACACAGAATGCTACCATGTCGCTGCTTGATATTTTGGAGACTTTCAGCCAGTTTATCATTGATGGAGCATACAAGACCGTTAAGAATATGCAGCAGTACTATGACGTGGCTCGTAACTTCAATATTGTTGGTAGGGCAGGACAGATTGTGCGCTATGACCCTAAGAAGATTAGAGACGTGGAGTTTGACATCAACATCACGGAAAGTACGGCTACTCCAGTATACAGACAGATGGCAAATGAGTTCCTTATGACCTTGTGGAAGAATCAGGCTATCACGCTGGAGCAGTTGCTGCAAGTAGGAGATTTCCCATTTGGAGAGGAGTTGTTGCAATCGGTTGCATCCAACCAGCAAGCCATTCAGAATGGTGAGACTCCACAAGGATTCTCTCCTCAGTTGCAAGCCCAAGTTGCTCAGGCATCACAGAGCAATCCTAAGGCTCAGGCGATGTTGCAGCAGATGATGAGCGGTCAGGGGGTGAGTCCTGACGGACAGAACCCACCGCTTGCTGCTTAGTTTATAGTTAATAGTTAATTGTTTATAGTTATGATTGCAGACAAACCAAGTGACAAGGAATGGTATGGCAATGGGAAACCTGATGCCAGCCAAGGTGGCAACCCGAATGGCGGTGTTGCTTCAGAGACCCAAGGTAGGGAGAATAAGCCCGAACTTTACGAGAATGACGTTATCGGAAAGGTGGCGAAACGGAAGAAAAACGACATCTGGACGAGGGGTGGAGAGAAGAGAACCAGATTTAAGGACGAATAAAGAAAGGAGGTGTTTTTATCGTAACTGCATTTGTCTGACATTCAGATAGATACAGAAATATCTACGAGTTTATGGTGCTGCGTTTAAGATTTGCCTATCTTTGCAGCATCATAAACTTTTAAATTATATAGGTATGAATTTCGTAGAGTTTGTAGAAAAGTATCAGCAGGAAATGGCTCCTGAACAGATGTTGGCTATAGCTAAGGCAGTCGGCAAGTATCTCTCATGCAAGTTGAGCGATGTGGAGGAGCATCATCTTTGTGCGATGGTGTATGGTGTGTTGAGCGAAGAGCATTTTGACAAGCACTTTGCCGATGATGCTATCAGTAAGATGTGGTATGAGGATGCTGACGGAACAAAGCACATGGCTCCTTTCTTCACGGATGATGAGATAAGAGAAGCCTTTGACAAGCATCAGGATGATATTTCTGACTATACCATCTATGACTTGGCGGTAACTATGAATCTGCTGAGGAGTGACCATCATCTGCTGCTGGAGAGATATAGCAAAGATACTGATGAGTTGAAGGAAATGGTGGTTTTGATGGCTATCGAGTATCTGCAAGACCCTGACTGCTTGCATCCTACCAGCAAAATATGGCACACAATAAACGGATAAAGTAACTAATTGGGAATCATTTCTTATCTTTGCATATTATTAATAATATATAAATATAAGATATGACTCCAAATGTACGTGAAGGATTGCAATATGGTGCAGCTATAGGAATGCTAGTGAGTGGTGTTGTACTCACCTTCCTATCATTCTTTCTCAACAATTATGTGGTGTCTGATGGTGTGCTGTGGTACGTCAGTCAGACATTGGTTTACTCTGGAGCAATATTCGGGGTAAACGTTTATTTCAAGACAAAACTAGGCAACTTTGAGAGCAAGGTTAAGGATGAACTCGCAAGTATGCTGAAACAAGTGAAGGAGGGCAAGTAGTATGAAGGTAACAAGCGAACAGATTTTGGCGATTATGCCGAATGCGAAGGATAAGGTGGATGCGTTTCTGCCTTACATCAATGGCTATGCAGAGGTGTTCCATATTGATACTCCTAAGCGAATGGCTCACTTCTTGGCTCAAATTGCACATGAAAGTGGTGAACTGAGATACACCAAGGAACTCGGCAACAAGGACTACTTCCACAGGTATGATGTGGGCAAGTTGAAGAACATGCTCGGCAACTTGAAGGATGGTGATGGCTACAAGTATCGTGGCAGGGGCTTGATTCAGATTACTGGCAGAGCCAACTATCAGGCTTATCAGAACAGCAAATATTGTACTGGTGACATCATGGAGAATCCTCAGTTGCTGGAGCTTCCGCTAGGAGCAACGAAGAGTGCTATGTGGTGGTGGTGGAAACATGACCTGAACAAACTGGCTGATAGTGATAGTTTCCTTGCTATTACCAAGACAATCAATGGTGGAACCAACGGCTTGGAATCAAGACGAAAGTTCCTTACAAGAGCAAAGAAGGTCTTTAATGTTTAGCCTATGAAAGTAAAATGGTACGATACTGATTTTTGGCAAGTAGCACTCTACGTGATTGGCATCTTGCTGGTGGCATTTTTTCTGTCGGGATGCAAGACAAAATACGTCCCGATGGAAAAAGTTATATGTCGGGACGTAGTAAAACACGATACGTTGCATACTTCTGACAGCGTTTTCGTGCGTGATTCAATCTTCCTCAGACAGAAGGGAGATACTTGCTTTCTTGACCGATGGCATGAGAAGACCATCTATAAAAATGTGTATAAGGTGAAGGTGGATTCCTTCCTGAAAAGAGACTCCATCCCAGTACCCTATCCAGTAGAGAAGGAGTTATCCAAGTGGGAGCAGTTTCAGTTGAAATATGCTATCTGGTCATTTGGGGCACTCTGTGTCTTGCTAGTCGTTTTAGGTTATAAACTCTATAAAAAGATAAAGAATGGCAAATTTCACATTGACAATCACGAAAAGTGACATCTATGAGGAGGTGGCAAAGACTACTGCCTACATAGGAGGAAAGAACTTGGATAAAAACGGAAAAAGTCTGTATGACCAAGTGTTTGTGACGGAAGCTGATAGAGAAATGCTGGAAGGCTTTTGGGAAGATTCCATTGATGATGTTTCCGTAGCCTTGGAGAGTATTCTTGGATGGCAGAAGTGTGAATCAGGCAGCAACGAGGTCTTTGGTCTGAGAGTAAGCAGCCTTTTTAATGAGAGTTTATTTAAGACCTTAGAATCAACGGTTTTTAGTTATGTAGTCAACAAAATAGTAGCAGAATGGTGTTCAGTAGTCTATAAGGATAAGGTAGAAGATTATCTCTCCAAGGCAAACGTTTTGCTGCTAAAGATTGACGCAATCATTTATACACGTAAAAGACCAACAAGATAGGAGGATAGGATATGAGGTATTGTAATAAAGGATATAAAGTGATGATAGAGTTGGAAAAGAATGAGTTGGTATATGACATCAAGAATACTGCTTTTTCTTTTGCTGACTCTTATTCCAAGCAGAAAGGTATAGATGCCAAACAATTAAAGAATGTGTTTGATGTATCAGAGGAAGGAAATAGAGATAAGTTAGCAAGGATTCTAGACTCAGCAGTAGAGGATTGCAGAGAAATGCTTTTCCGTTTCACCAAGGTGGAAATGCTCGGTGGTGGTTTTGATTCCAATGAGTGGGAAGAGTGCATAGGTTCGCCTACCAATGAGGAGGATGCTTATTACTTGGCTATGCGGATGCCGCAAGGTTTTTCTAAGACAAGTGTACATACCATGACCGTCTACTTGCATGACTACATCGTGAACCAATGCCTTTATGAATGGTTGATGATAGTTTACCCTGATGGTGCCGATAGGTTCTGGGCACTCGCTGAGGATAAGAAAAAGAAGATTAAGGATGCGAGTAACCGCTCGGCTGTTAGAGTGAGAATCAGGTTGCATCCATTTGGTGGCTAGTCGTTTTAGCCTAAGATAAAGCAAGGGAAGGAGCTATCCATCACGGACTGCTTCCCTTTATTGTATTATATGACAAACTTAATATTTATCTAAGTCTATGTTCCACTAGACGTGGACTCCTGCTTGGTAGTTACCGAACCAGTAACAGCAGCATTAATATTGATACTCTCAGGCAAGGTCTTGACATTAACATCTGTAGATGCCAGCTTCAATCCGTTCTTCTGCTGGTCGGCATACTGATTCTTATCCTGAGCGATAAAGTTGTTGATAGCCGTAGCTATATTGTAGAGCAGTTTATCGGTGTCGCTGCTGAGAGAATCAGAATCAACTGATGCGTACTTGTTGTTCTCAACGGTTGCCGATGTTGTCTCCTTCTCACGATACAGAACAGCCTGATTGATGAACTCCTGAGCAAACAAGAATGACTTGCTTACAAGTTGCTTAATCTTGGTGTTGTCTATATTGAGCGGATTTTCATACTTCTGTAGCATAGACTGCAAGCAACTTGCGGCTACTTCTTCTCTAGGCTGTAGGGTAGCGATTGAGAAGATTTCCTCTTCTTTGCCGCTTTCCTCTGTTCCACCTGTCTCTGATGCGGTAGCTATTCCGTATCTAGGGAATGGGCGAGCATTTGATGTTCCATCAGATGAGGTCTCTCTGACGAGTTTCGTGCCAGTTGTTTTTGTGATGGTGGTAGAAACAATTTTAAGATATTGCTTTTTAAATCCTATATAGAAACTTCCATCAAAAAGAAATTCATAATAGTCATCAACAAATCTAACAAATCCAATAAAATTTGTCTTTGTGTTTATATAAAAGGAAGTTTCTGTTGCTATATGAATTTTATTATTTCTATCCATATAGCCTACAGATGCACCTTTTCTTGCTAAATCCTGATTGAAATCTGATAATGTATATTCTGCCATAATTATCTGAGTTTATTTTGTAATCTTGGTTGGAAATCTATAGATAATGCGCTGATAGATTCTTTTGGGGCAAGGCTGCCCATAAGCGCAAGCCTGAAATATTTGTAAGGAGAACCTACAAGGTTTCTAAGATACATATTAACAGAAGAACCAACGTAATACCAATTAACCAAATCATTACTTCCGAATAGAACCGTCCCACATTTTCCTGCCTGAATGCTGCTGAAATATCCTCTTGTGATGCAATCGAACAAAGTCTTGTAAACATCTTGCCCAAGTGTTAAAGGTCGGCTGCAAAGGAAGAAAGGAACATTTTCTGTTGGTTCCTTCACATACACATCAAGAATTTTTCCATCTTTGTTTGTAGCGTATGACTCAGGATATATATTTACTCGTTTGTTGAAGACATTGTGCATGGTTCCCCACATATTGCTTTTCAAAGAGTAAACGTAAGCATAAGTATAATTCGGATTGAACACGATGATACGGCTATCGTAATAGTCATAAATCATGCCAGCTTCTTCGAGATACTTACGGAAACGGACATACTTCACATCTGACTCAGGGATATTACCTAGAGCAAGGAGTTTATTCGGATAGGTCTTATCCTTTGTTGAATGTGAATAAATGGATAGAAAATCGAAAGGATAATCATCTAGTGCGTCTGTAATGTTCTCAGATTCTCGTCCTCTCTGCATCATAATTCCTCGTTCAGTAGGGTACAGAACGGCATCATCAATCTGCAAAATGCCCTTCGGGTTGGAGCAAATATCTCTATTGGCTGGCTGTCTGGCAATATAGGTTCCTTCATCGCCCAGCATCAGCACCCACACACCTTCATCTGTAAAGGCATAGAGAGGAGCATCACCAAACTGACCTTCGCTGATTGGTCGTGTATTGGCTGCCATTGCACTAACGATGGAGGAGCCAACCTGAACACTATTCTTTGCAGGGAAGACTAGAGGGTTCTCTGCTTCACTCACCTTGACTAATGATGGTGTTCTGCTGCCATTTATAGTGGATTCTTTGATGTTCGCTTTCTCTTGATTAAACTCTTCTTCTGAAATTTTCTTCCACGATGGGTCTTGCGATATAGTAACCGTCCAACTCTCGTAGTTCATGGTAACATTGTTGGCTTGGATAGGGCAGAATGTTCCATTAGAATAATTTACAGCATAGTTAAAACCAAATGTCTCGCTCTCGTATAAGCTGAATGACTTTTTATAACAAGAGAAAGACCCTCTCTCTGGGATTCTGATAAGTAAATCGATTACTTTCGCCTTGTTTGAAGGGAAAGAAAGAATAGGTGGTAGAGGGTAATGAAGTTCATCGTAATAAGAAAAAACTTCATCCTTGTTGTTTATTTTGAGATATACTTTGGAAACAACTTGGCATATCTTATCTATGCAGTTGCTACCATCTTGGTCTGTACCGAAGTTATCTATGTAGTTTCCATTGAACTGCCCCTTTGGTTCGTATCTAAACAAGAACTGATAACTATCCTCCACAAGGCTCTTGTTTGGCGCAACTGGAGAATAATACCCATTACCATTATTGCATCGTGTGGTGATGGAAGACATAACATTTCCAAGATGTAATCTGTTGTTATATGTTATAGCACACATTGCACCATACGATTCTCGTTGAAGGTCTGCAATAGGCAAACTATCTTCTGTTCCTAAAACCCTTTTCAGTTTTTTTGAAGTACCATCTTTAACATCATCAAAAGAGAAACTGGTGCTCTTATAGAATGATAAATTGTCGATTTTCTCGTAAATCTCTTCTTCTGTATATGGCTGGTAATGATAGTTTCTAACACCCATTACAAACTTACCATTTATATACGAATAATCTGATATTTTCATACGTCCTTTATCATTGCGGAAATAGAAATAATTTTCTTTAGCAATGATATTGCCATTCGTATTATAAGGGAATAAGGTGTTAGAAATAAACATGTCAACCCCTTTAATTAAAGTCTTGTATTTGTCAATATCTTTAATGTTTACGGAAAGCTCGTAGTTATCTATTTCTTGACCTTTATAGGTTGCATATATATTATCAGCTTCATAAGTAAGATTAAGATTTCCACTTGTCATTCCACCTCCATCTCTAGTCCAGCGGAATCCGATACTATCTTCTATTCTTTCCTTTGGGGCAAGTATAAATGGATTGCCAATTTGTATGTATGAGCCATCATATAGTTGAATAGCAAGGATAGCAAATTGTATGTATTTAAAAGAATAAGAGTCCATGTATTTGTTAATATAGGCATCCTGACTTGCGAAAAGCCTAGTAGTTACATTTTCTCCTAGTTCTTCAGGAAATCCATAAGAATCAAAATCCTCTAAAGGAAGAGTATATCCTTGTTCGGTGATAGTATTATCCTTAACCCAACTATCTACGCTCATTTTAAAAGATGTGCGTGTAAGTTTTGCATCGTAAGTTACCTCCGTAAAATCGACAACACGATAAACCCCATTATCCCAATAGCAATATAATATCTTACTATCGCCAACAAATGATAGGATATTACCTACGGCTGTGACGGCATTAACATGGAATCCGTCCAAGTCGATGGTGTTCTTGGTTCCGTCACCACCTTTCTCCATCCAGTACCAAGTATCATCTGATTTACGGATGATGTAGTGGGAGTGAATCGCTTCATCGTGTGTTACCTTATGCACCAGTTCGATGGTATCTCCTGCATCAAGCGTGATGTTCTGTTCTGCTACTACTGGCTGGTGGATAGGGTGGAGTGCCCCATCCTCGTTGATGAGGTTGAGGCAGGTTGCCAACTCCCCATCCTGACAATCGTAGTCGGATGGAGAGTGGGTAAGCCCTTTGAGTATTACTTCTTGTCTTGTTGCCATGTGCTCGAATTTAAGTTTGGTCGCATGATTTCGTAAAAAGGTTCGCCTTTGGCTGACTTGTGTGGGATGCAAGTAAGACGAACCATTCTGTTGAGAGGAAGGTTGTACTCATCAAGGATGGCGGTGATGGAAGGGTAGTCACTTCTGAAACCTACCTTCTTATACTTCTGATTGAATTGAAGCTGAGCGAAGGCGGTGTTGGCTTTGCGAAGTTCTTCCCAGTCCTCACGCATGCAGAATCCGTATGTACCTCTGTCAGATAACCTGAACACGAAGATGGAATTGTCTGTTCGCTCCTTCTGCATGATGTGGTCATAGATGCCCTTGGAGAGCGTGACCGAGTTGGCTCTTCCGTCCAGTACCACAAAATCGTTGCGGTGCCTGAAACCATTGACTTTATCTATTAAATACTTGAATTTCATGTTGCAAATATAATATGAAAAGTGATAAAATGGATATTATCCGTTAACTTTGTCTTTCCGCTTGGGTCTACCATTGCGGTTGCCATACTTGGTGATGATGGCAGATGCTCGCTCTGAGCGGTAACAGCCACATGATTTGGTTCGTCCGTCACGAAGGGCAGAACCTAGAACCGTACACCCCCTGCCACAATCACATTTGCATATCCAGAACGCACCATGCTGGTGGTTCTCTTTGTCAGATTTTCGGCAGACGAGTAATCTGCCGAAACGCTGTCCAGTAAGGTCTATCAACTTTCCCATACTACTTCTCTGCCAATTTCTTTGCCTCTTCTACTGATACTGGCTTTCCGCTGAGAGGTATACGGAAGTCGAACTTGGAGCGGAAACCATAATAGCCTACGAAATCGAAGCTCTGTTTCATACGCTCGTCTGTGGTGATGTACTTCTTGTAAGCCTTCACCTCCTTCTCTGAGCGGTAGATGGTAGAGTTGACGAAGTAGGAACTGGTTCCCTTGTTAGCGATAACTGCAATAAAGAACTGCTTGCCAAGGAATTTTTCCTTGATACGCTGAATAATTGAGATTTTCTTTGTATTCATATATAAAATTTGATTAATTATTAAGAAGAATGCAGATAGGCTGCACTCTTAAAACTATTCGATTCCACAAGATACGATACCATCTTCTTTATTGATTCCTCGGAAGTGTTCGCATCGCTGGCAAGCAAGGCTGCCGACATATAGTATTTCGTTGGTGTACTTGCCGTATATGCCGAATGGGCAGGGAGTGGTGTACTCGAAGTGCCCACCGACAAACTCGTTGACGTTATATTTTGGATATTTCATATATTATCTACACTTAGAAATGGAGTTTTTTATACTCTTTTCTGATTCTTTTAAATGAAGAATAAGTACTTCTTCCACATGACTTCTGCTCAGGGCAGAATCCTCTATATACACACTGAGGAACGCAAGCGAATGCAAGGTAAGGCTCAATATGAACCAACTCGTCAAGCACCATATACCAAATCTCTCTCGTCTCTCTTGCAGCCTTACTGCATAGTCTCAGCTTCGAGATATTGATAATCTCCTGAGCGTTGAGGGATAGCTGCAAGTTGACCAAATCATCCTGACGCATATCGTGGCGAGATACCTTGGAGCCAGTAATATCTGGTCGTGATGTAGAAACGAATGGCTGAGCATGAACATGGCGAACAAAGTGATTGCTCACCCAGTATGGTATGCCATACATCTTAATATCGAACTCCAATTCCCTGAGCGGTGAATGCTCGCTGAGAATCATCTGTTTTTTGAACTCATCGCTAGGCTCATGTCCCAGCGGTTCCTTACCTTGTGTGAACCGAGCAGCATCCACTACACGCTGCCAGTCCGTTACTCTTTTAATTTCTATTTTCATACGCTATAAATTCTTTAACTTGTTAATTATTCTAGCAAAGCGTGGTATATTTTTTGAGTATTCACTTATACGATACTCTTTCGTCATTAAGTTGTATATCCATTGCAGAACATCTGCATCCGAGTGAAACTCATTTATATCTTGTTCGTTTAATATTATTCGTTTTTCCATAAGCTATTTCTCCTTTCCGCTATCCACATCATTCTCTCCAAGAATATCTTTGATTTTCTTTTCGATGAACTCATCAGAAGCTAGTTTCTTAATAAGTTCATCTATATCTGGTAACTTTGCATCAACTCCGTCTTCTTGGTTCTTGGATGAAACATATTCCTTTAGTGCTTTTACCCAAGAACTATTTGCCATATCTGCCAATGAATCCTTTTGGCTTTCATAGGCTTTCTTCAACTCTCCGTTATCACGGAAAAATCTGAGCACTTCCGTCAAAGAGAGAATAAAGTTCTTTTCAGCAATCGGGTTACTCTTTGCCTCTTCCAGTTTTAGCATCAGGAAGAGTAATGATGAATGTAATTTTGTTTTGTTCATAACTACTTATATTGTTAAATTAATTGCCTTTTTGATACGATGGTCGAACTTGTTGCGGTATTTACACTTGATTCTATCATCACAGAACATAAAGCAACCATATCCGTTATAAGCTTCATTAAACTTCGCTTTCCAGTAAGGTGAAGGATGCTTACTTGGATAATCAGCATAAATGTCTGCTTTCATTATCTTCTTAGCTAATCTAATCTTCATACACCAACTAACTTTCCAATCAAATGATGTTCGTGCTTATCGAAAGTAATTCCATACTTGAACATTTCTTCAAAAAGCATAAGACGTTCCTCGTTGGTAGCCAACCGAGTAGATTTCTTTTTATCCTCGGTCATTGTAAAATGAGAACCTACCATTAAATTCTTAGATTCCTTGTGAAGATAAAGATAGCAGAACAAATTGTAGCATTCTGGTTTCCAACACTTGCATAACACAATCCAATAATTATCTATCACAACTATATTGCCTTCAGCAACAATATCTTCAAACTTATTCTTTTCCATACGCTACTTCTCCTTATCGAATTTATTGCCGACGACCTTAAATCTATTTAACGAATCTTTCTCACTCAGAAGGTATGTTAGTGCAACGCAAAAATCACGACCATTCTTAGCGAGTAAAGAAAATGCGCCATATTTAAACACTACTATTCCGTCAGGACTATCATTGGTGACATTTGAAAGCATATCACCTTCCCAAATTTCTTTGCCATCGCAATCTTTCAGTCCTGTGAACATACAGATAGTATCTGGGTCGACTTCAGCACATCCCGAATGGAATAGTTCATGACCAATAGGTACTATCCATATAGTATTTTCAAAATGAGAGATTTCACCCTCTATCCATTCTCCATTGTCAAGACGTTTAGCCTTGAACTTGATATTTTCTATTTTCATACGCTAATACTTCTTTTTCAAATTCACTCTTTGGAACACGATAACAAACTTCTGCACCATAGGAACGTTCTATACCTTTTAAAGGCATTTCTTTTTCTAAAATATCATGTACCTTCGTGCCTTTTCTAACACTAATAGCTATATAATCATAGCTATTATTTATCATCAATGGCGAATTATTTGTCATGTACACCTTGCCCTTCTTGGAAAGATTACTATGATTGATTGCAGGCTGGTAGTACAATCCGCTAGCCTTATGCTTGATTCTGTAAGGTTTTGTCATAACTATTCTTCGTTACATAAAGTTTCTACTACCTTTGTTCTTGTGGTTTTTGTTGCAGGGTCATATTCGTCATGAATAGCTTTTGCCACACCTTTTTTGTTGGTAAAATAAACAACTCTGCCACCATCATAGAAACGATATACGGTTATACCATCCACAACAAATAGCTTCTCTACTTTAATTTCATTAATAGAGTCTGATGTTGGAACATTAATTCCTTTGTTCTCGTTGCAAGAAACGAGCAGGAATATAACCGATACAAATAATAATATAATCTTCTTCATACGCTATTTCTTTTTATCCAGCCATTGCATAACATTATAATAGGAACAATCTTTGTAACTCTTTAATGACACATCAAAATTGCCATCTTTAAAATAATCAGATAAATCACCTCTCCAATAACCATTTATGAGTTCTTCTCGTATGGTACTTGCAGTTTCATTAATACAACGCTTAATGAGTTTCTGCTGCTCCACATTCTTGTTGTAATGAAGAAGCGAACATGATGCTCGTTTGAGCCATCTCCACCATTTTAAAGAAATCTTCTTTACTTCTATCTTTTCGGGAAGTTCCTCTCTTTTCGTGTGCATATCAATGAGCTTGTTATACTCTTCTATGCTAATTGTTATTTGTCTTTCCATAAGCTACTTATATAAAATTGTTACTCTTCTACTTTTATCAACCTTCAATATAGCATCCTCGGCTTTATCAATCGAATAAAACAAATAGTCTGGGCAAAGGTTATATGCACCATAATCCCAATAATGGATAAATCCAAATAACAATGAATGTCTCTTATCTACACGATAAGCAAGTATTGGATTATCCAGAGAATCATAATGTATGCCTTTAACAGCCTTGCTTTTACGATACATATCTACTATTCTATATGTTGCCATAACTATATCTTTTTAAGTTTTATTTTTATTGCATTAACATTTCTTTCACCTTCATTCCAAAAGCATGAACGTCTAAGATAGAAAGGTTGACCTTTAAGCCAAGGGAACTTATCATAAAAAGCCTTCCATTTCGCTCTTCCTGCCTTCAAAGAAGGCACTTCAATACAGCTTCTAGCATGGCTGCTACCAAAGACTAATGTATTATCACAAACGTTTTTATCCATAACTATTCCTCCAATTTTGGACTCCAGTATTTTTGCCCGCAGTACTCTTCCCCACATAGCTCTCTACTGTACCGATACTCACAATTAGAACAACTTCGCTCGCTTGGATTCCACAGCATGAAATAAATTGCATTACGAAAACCTTGGTCATATATCTCTTGTTCAAATGCACCAAAATCATCCTGATAAGCTCCTTCTTCTTTTGCTTGTTGAATTATTTCATCTATTTTTTCATTAATTTCCATAACTATTCCTCCACTTTTACGCCGAATGGAGTCCCATCATCAAAGGTACATGACTCCATTCTGTATTTAAAATCACAACATGAATTTGAATCTGGACTTGAACTAATTGTATTAATTCCATCAGAGATAGAAGAGATTTGAATCCGATGTCCATCTTTTTTATCCTTCAAGATTGAAAACGGTTTATGCTTACGCATTTCAGTCCAGCACTCTATAGCATCCTTGAAAGGACGGTACTCGGACCCAGGTTCTAGATTTGGCTTAATGCGATACTCTTTATTGTCATCAAACTCTATAACCTTTATTTCTGCCCATTCGTTAGGAACGTTTGCATCTTCTATGGCACTTGGTTTTGTTCTACACTCAATCACCCTTCCTTCTGCAAAAGCTTGCAAGATAGGATAAAATTCTTTAGCTTGATTTCTGTCCATAATTTAATCCTCCAACTCTATATTATTTTCTGCTGCGTAGCCATCTTGTGCTTCCTCGCAATACTGACCTTCGCAAAGCCCACCTATGCCGATGTTATATTTTGAAATAATGTTCTTGTTGCAATACTCACAGATAGCATCGCCGAATTTGATTTGTAATTCTTCTCTTGTCATAATAGCCCCAAATCCATTAATTTCCATTTAGCATATTCTTCTGCTACACTAGGCGCACTCAGTGCATGCATAGCTAAAAGATAGCCTTCGCAAGAACTTATATATTTTCCGAAAGCATTACGATAATCTAAATCTTCCTTCATGCTTTGTATTACGGATTCTTTACTCATTGCTTATCCTCCTTTGCTTTTTTAAGATAAAATTCTCTCCAATCTTCAAAAGTCCAATCTCTTGTGTTATGAGTAAGATTGAAAACTT